TTGAACTTCTTAGTGCGCTTGGTGCCACCATTACGATAGGTTGCCACTTCATCGGCACAAACACAATCAATGTCTTTACGACCCATCAATTCATCCAATAGAACTTGAACACCATCATGGTTGATAATGTATACGTCAACGTTTTTCGCCAACTTCTTTAGACGTTGGTTTCTTGTGCCATGGAGGATTTCAAACTTGAGCCATGGGAACTCCTCGATTAGCTCTTTCCCCCACGTGCGATGAACGGCAGACAAGGGACAAATGGCTAGCAGCTTATTAACAAATCCAATTGACCTAAGATAATCAAATGCCCACAATACACATCGTGTCTTGCCAGTACCTAGCCCATTCAGCACGTAGCCCCGCGCTTCCATCGTCAGCATAGCGGAAGTCCACTTCTGGACTTGGAATGCTGGCTTGGTCAGATCGCTAACCGGGAACTTGTACTGTGACAAGATTGGAGCGGGAACGTCATACCCCTCGGCACGAAGAAGCTTGGTTGATTTGTAGTCATGGATAATGTTTAACTGCTTGCAGTTAACGCTAATAGCTTCCGCCCCTAACTTCTTAGTTAGGCGACCGATTAGCCCTGCATCCATGCAGTCAATACTGATGATATGATTTTGCTGCTGTATCATTCTCTGCCTTGCATACGTTCGATAACCATCTATCTAATAAGTTAAGACCATATGATCCGTCTATTTTGAATACATTGGCCTTGTATTTTCGTCTTAACTCGGTAGCCAAGTCATTTTGTATCTCTGTTAATTCTTCTCCCGGCTCCTTGGCTTCAATAAAGAATGCTAGTGGTAGACCTCCTATCTCGACCATACAGTGATAATCTAGCCCACGTTTCCCCATGCCGAACTGTACCGGTTTGAATACGTAGACTGGATATCTCTCAAGGATCGCATTTATTTTTACCTTTACTTGGCCTTCTGGTGTCGTCATGCCTTACCCACCGGTACGCTTTCACGCTTCTCTTGGATGATCTCTTCGATTGATCCAGCGGGAATGGCTTCGACAGAGACTATATCGCCTCCCGGCTGTACCTCCATGCTGGTACATCTTTGACAAATGATTTTCATATTTGGATATTTCGCTAACGCTCGCTGCCCGGTCGGATATACGCCCACCGTATGCTGGCACTTAGAGCATAATTCCCACGATTGATCGGGATGCATTACGTGCATGTCACTTAAGCGCATGCACACTAGCGCCATAGGTTCGTCACTCATCTTCCAACTCCACAATGTTCACAAGTATCCACGGAGCAATACTCTCTGCACAGTTTACCCGGCTTGGCCGGGAAGTCGTTATCTGCGTGAGCTTGCGCCAGCTTGTCGATCCTCGGTATGAGTGTACCCCAGATATCCATGATGTTGCTGCGCGTGAAGACAATGGACCGCGTGTCGTTATACTTAGTCCATAGAAATTCGCTCTTGATGCCGACAACATCCTTGAAACAACTGAACGTCAGCATGGCGTTTACCGCTAACTGCGCATCGTCGTCCTGTAGCTTACCGGTCTTGTAGTCCACAATGTGAGCAAAGCTCTGTTTCTCATTCTTGGGAACAATCTTAATGTAATCGATCATACACCGCGCCCATACACCTCTCTCGAAGAACCCCGTCGCTTGATAATCCTTATTGATTGCCAGTTTCAATTCACAATTGACTATTTGGAGCGTATGCGTAACCTTGGCTAGGTTCTCCGCATGTTTCTCCATGTAGTAGAACTCGCGTGGTAAAGCAACATCCGACATAATGCGTTTAGCCATTGCCTTGTGCAATCGTTGCCCTTCATCCAATTGGTCCGTTTCGTCTTGCTTGAACTCCTTGTTGACGTCAATCGCTTCGTATCGACGAGGACATGTCTCGTAATTCTTGATACGGGAATAGGACCAAGCAAATGGCTTGACCTTGTTTACGGTCAATGTTTGGTTTGGGTTTGGGGCGGCACGAAACATCATTAGCTCCACAGCAACCGTATTTGAGTGATCAGCTTATCGGATGGGAAGATGGCAGCATCATCCTCTAAATGCCCAGCCCTACTCTCATGGATGAAGAATATAAACACTTTATCGCTGGTAACAATAGGAAGCATAAAATCATCTTTCTTCATTTCAAATGTACCGGAGATACCATGCAATCGGCCGAATAACATAGATGCTGCTTTCTGAGATTTGTTAACTGGAAATGGACCGTTCATGGCAATAGAATGAGAATGACCGGGGTCTGAAACCTGATGGGCCAAAGCACTATAAAAATCTTCTGGGCGAAAGTTTTGTGCTTGCGCCATTTGGGCTTGTATTACCCCATCCACAACATTATTCACCCGCGCAGCATACTCATCTGGTGCATTGGTATAGTATTTGAGCGCATCGATTTGATGCTGTAGCTCGGACTGCTTAGGCTGTTGACCCAAAAAGCTCAGTTTACCAACCATCTTAACTGCTCGCAGTTAGAAGGAGAACATTCGCTCTAGAAGGAGACGAGACTGAATGGGTATACCATAATGGCCCGCACTCATATTGACAATTGCGATGTTGTGCTTCGCTAGTTTTGGCCGCATGTTGTAGATGTGTTGACGAGTAGCACGCACTGGAGGATATTGCCTAATTCCTTTATTGCCGTTTAGCCACATCTGCTTGAGGATGGATGCTTCAGTGAAGGTGATATTAAGTCGATACATCAAAGTGATTTCATCGACTTCAGGCTTAGGCAGTAGGTTTACTAGTGTCATCATACTACTCCGAAGTTAACACCATACCAGAAACGTCAGTTCCTGTCAAGTATGTTTTTCCGAAAAAACAGTTCGGATTTCGGTTTTTTAGCACTTCTCTAGGCCCCCATAGCTTTGCCCATACTTAGCTTCCGCTGCTAGCGGAATATCAGGAGCCCATTTAGGTGATCGGCACATCTCTTCTAGCGCAATTTCCTTTACTAACTGCAAGCAGTCAAGCGGCACCACGTAAGCATTGGCGTCGTGTACTTGCAGTGCTAATCTAATATCCAAACCTTGACGAGCGCATCGATCCTCGATACGCATGTTCGCCTCAATGACATGTATCCAATCTAAAGCTTGCACGATGTTCTCAGTTAGCTTCGCGCCGTATATATAACGCCTTATACTGCCATACAAATAAGTTGTATTCCCTTCAACAGTTTGCAAGTCATTGTAATACAAGCGCAGTCCACTTGGCAACAAGATAGTTTGTCCTTCTGTCACACATGGTCCAATAGGATCTTGTTCTGGCCACGTTGGGTCCATCATGGCTTCCAGTATCCAGCCGCAACGCTTCCATAGATAAGGTATCCATGGGAAGAGGGTACGATAAGCATCTACCCATGCTTGGCATTGTTCTATCGTATACACGGTGTTGATGCCAGCTTCGAGCGCATCGAAAGTAAGCTTAACCAATAGTTTTGCTGCCGACATGCCGAAGCCAAGCCCTAGCACAATCGTCTTGGAGTTAAACCGCTCAATCGGATGGGTTTTCTTGGTAATGGGGTAGCCGTAGATTTGTGAACCAAACCATGCATACACGTCATTAAGTGGATCACTAAACTGTTCAAGTAAATTCTGCTGCCCTGCTAGCCATGCGACTAGTCGTGCCTCGATCTGTGATGCATCTACGTCGAGGATAACACATCCATGGGGCGCTCGGATAGCGGAACGCAACACGTTCGTCTTACGTGTCGATAGGTTCTGCATATTCAGCTTCCAATCGCCGCTCAGACGATGGGTGTGTGCGCCACTATATTTGAGTGGGACCGGCATCCATGTAGTGCCGTAACTGCTAGCAGTTAACTCAGCCATGTGGATAAAGCGCTCAGTGCGTGTCTCTTCAATAGTAGACTTAAGCCCTAACCGTGCAGCGACAAGCGCTTGCACTTCCTCATCAGGATGCTCTTGCAATTTAAGGAAGTCTTCATCAGTCCTAGCGAATGCATAGGTCATCTTATGTGTTCTTGCTGACATTTTCATTGGTGGATCGACACCGCGTTGTCGCAATAGATCAGCAAATTGGTCATTGCTCATATACTTGGCACGATCATAGCCCAATACATCTAATAGTTTTCTCTTAGCTCTCATAATATCACCGTAGTATATTCTAAGATTTAGTTCATCCAGCAGTAATTGTGGCATAGTGGTCATGCGAATGACGCGATCCATTACTCGCAACTCTGAAGCAGGGAAGTTATCAATCAATAGATTGTATATCTCCCGACAACCGCGCACGTCGCGCAATGTATAGGTGACAAACATCATTAACAAATCTCGATTACTAGTAAGCATTTGGAAGTTAACCCCCTCCATATCTTTAATAGTAGTAAGTTTGGCTTCTAGGCCAAAATACTCAAGCACTTTCTCTAATGATACGCGGGATTGTTTGGTAACGTGCCCAATAAGAGCGCGGCTCATGCTCATAGTATCAACCATGAGCGGAGGATGGATACCATAGCGCCACGCAAGGATGGTCATATCGAATAAAGCATTGTGACTTATTGCTGCGTATGGCTCAGTAATGTTTTCCAAATAGCTAATAACTTTCTCCTGCGGCAGGAAAAAGGGTGGCGCATTATCTTCCGCCACCCCACATCCTAGCATCTCGAAACGTTTATCAAGTATATACTGTAACGGTGTCACCGTTCTTAGCGTATACGTCTTAGAGTAGAACGTTTCAAAATCTAGGAAGATCCTTCGCACTTTACTCTCCTTCGTCTTCACTGTCAGCAGTTAACTCATATCCTCTAAGTGCATTGTAAAGCGATAGCGCACCATTAGAAACTTTTAGTAACTTCACCCTCGCTACTTCTTCGTTGCCATATCTTAACTGTTGCAACGCCTCCACGGCATCATCAATAATGTCCGCTAGATCGCCAAGGTGTGTATAAAAACCATTCATTTGCCAAGCCCTCGCAAGTTTGTCAACGTATGCTGGTGGTAATCTTCAAGCTTCTCCATGCCGTAGGCTAGCCCAGCCTTATAGCCGCGCACATAGCCGATGTGATAGGTGACGTAAGTAATTACGAACCCAATCCATACACCAGCTATGATCCAGTTAATCATTTTTCTTCTTCCACGCTTCACGTAGAGCGCTTATTGCTCCGAGTTCTAAACCGTTAACGTAGCTCTCAATCATTTCTGGATCAGTGGGCGCATCTGACCGTATCGACAGCACGTAGGCATAACAGGCGTCACGCAATGATGGTGGGCGAAGAGAAGAGGCTTCTCCCCATTGTTGGTTTTTCATCATCTGGTCACGCAGCCGAAACCAAATATCAACTATGTTAATTTCTTCCATTGGATTAGCTCCACATATCCACTGCGCTCCCATACTGTATCTCGCCACCCTATCGGCTCGATACAGAAGCGCCAGCTTTGATCAGTCTCCACGATAAATGTGATGATCTCTATTTTTCTCCACCCCCGGTCGTGTCGGTTGGGGGCAAGAAGCGGTCTATCAGTTTCCATGTACCACTGCCCATGTGCTTTACAACGCCATGTTTACGCAACTCTTCTATACGTGAACTTACCGAACTATCTGAGTAACCTTGAGCTTTAACCATTGGCCTAAGTTCTTGCGCTTTATGCGTTTTGCCGTCGCGCAAAAGATTAATGATAATCGCGTTAATCCCCCTAGTCAAATCCGGTCCCGGTGATAGGCGTTTTTGCTTAGGCTTCTTCTTAGCGGCAGCAAGAATTTTCATTGCGCCGGAGGGTATTGGTTTAAGATCAAATTTCTTATCGAAGCGTATTGCTGGATCTGGTCGCGGTTGCTCGATCATCTCTTCCACGATAAGGTTTTCGATTGGTAGAAACTTAGACATCATGGCAAACAATGTTTGTCCATCAATCGTAAACCCAACCCTAAACTTCACAGTCATTGCCTTTACTCCGTGTTAACCTGTACGCGGCAGCTTGTACACCTTAGCCGCCTTAAGGTAGGTCGGCTTGATTTCCGACTGATAACCGATAATGGTTATCTCCAGCTTGTAACCAAGCGCCCGCAATACGGCATTCACAGATGCCGCCCTGGGCTGCTTAGTCTCCCCATACAACCATTTGGAGATAGTGTGCGCACCGACGCCACTATCCTCCGAAATTTTCTTTAATGTCTCCCCACTCTCCTGAACAATAGTCCGCACGGTGTCGATCATGGGGTCTTTATCGGCAAAGCTATACGACTTGTAGATGAAACCTGTCACTGGCTACTCCTTCACTGCTAGCAGTTAATCCCAAGCGTTCTGGAACCTCAGAGTATTCTGAAAGTCCTTCATTTCCTCAACAGCATCTTTGATATGCTGCGGCACATAATCATCACTTAGTTTTGTTTCTACTCTGATCATACCTTCCATTACGTTTCTAATAGGGCGATCCTTGAGCAAGCGGAACTGAGTATACAGCTTATTGCCCAACGCTATAGCTTCTCTTGCCACGGTCGGCACAACAGGAATATTCTTTGGCGGTAGCGTGAGTGCTATCATGCACGAATGGAATTTCCTTTTATCCTCTGACTGTCTAATCGAATACTTGGCATGAAAGTTACGGTTCTTTGCATCCTTTTCATAGTTGTATTCTTCTTCGCGAACAACATCAGGAAGCCAAGGGAATACCCCTGCGACCGCCGTTCGCGATACATATTGTATAACTTCCGAGGTGATGTAATGCAGGATCGACCATTCTTGAGTGAATTTAAAAGTAGGGGCGAGTTCACTGCCAGCAGTTATGTATCCATACTGGCGTGGTAGGGGCGCTTTGATCTCAACTGGCACCTCGCGAATAGTGCCGAAACCCCTTAACTGCACCTTATAAGTGTTGTGGTGCCGATACCATGCACGTTCATCCGCTTTGAGTAGCGTTTCTTTATCATCTGGAGATACCCCAAATGCATCATATAATGCGTCGAGGCTGATAACAGGAGCTACCTTGCGGATAACATCCGTTGCATCTAGCTCAATTCTGTCTTGTATAAACCTACGGAAGTGGTAGGAAACTGGGGAAGTTCTCATTGCCTTGTCTCACTGGTTAGAGGAAAGAAATACGATGGTTTGTTTAGTTTCACGGGTAGACAAATGGCTACCTGCCGATAGACCCGAACTAAACCTTGAAGGCTCCACGTTACTCAACGATTACCTATCCCGATGCCATCGTTCCGGCTGACGAGTAGACATCCTACCGGCAGGAACTGGTTGTGTCTATTCCATAAGATATGAACCCGGATGTTCGCCAGAACCGAGGATAGTTCAAGTATAGGTAATACTTACCAACTTGAAACCCCCATGACGTTGCGCCATGTTGTGCAAATATAAATGTCATAGCGTTTCCGGGTCTTCCTTGAGCGGTGGCACATAGATCGTTGTGCCATATGGCGCAGAGACTTCAGGGATGATACATGCCCAAATGACTGGATAGCCGGGATCATCTGGGAAAGCTCCCCAACATTCGAGATCGGTAAAGTAGATTAAAATTTCAGGCGTTAAACCTTCCTCCTCCACTTTTTGGAATGGCGGATGAAAGCTTGTACCGCCTCCACCGCGCACTTTGCTCTCCAAGTCATAGACGTTATCTAACAGCCCCCAATTATAGATTTGGGTGTCGCAATCGCAGAACCATAGTTCTTTAGGATGAACTTGGCTCAAGATGACTGCAATGTTCGACATGAACATATTCATGGTCTGTTGATTGATCGAGCCGCTTGTATCGGCAACCACGACTGCACAATTGCATCCATGGCGTACTCGACTAGGAAAGCCAATGCCGCGAATAGCGAACTCGCCATCCAAATGCGCCCACGAATGACCCTCGCGCCCAATACCTTGAGACACGCTGATCATCATCAAATCTTGCCAAGGTGTCGGCACCTCCATGTTAAGCTTAAAGATACGCTCCATGTTACCGGGGAGCCTACCAGCAGCACGCGCCGATTGCATGGCAGACATAACAGCATCATCCCATTCTTGCGGATTACGCTCTGCTTCTGCTTGTGCTGGCGATAGACCGCGCCCTTGACCCGGCTCTAGATGGATATCGAAGCTCTTACCCGTTTCATCAGACGGGATAAGAATAATCTCCATGCCATCGCTGCCCTCTTTGTCGTCGTCAGATTTGCAAGGGCGCTTACCGGGCTGTTTCCATCGCTTGTAGAGAATACGATACGCCTCCAATGCGTTCATATTCCCATCGATAATCTCTGGCAGATACCACGCACTATCAGGTTTACCGCCAACATCAGCATCGACCAACATAGCATTGATCAAGCAATCCATGGCGATATTCATCAGCTTGTGGATATACGGCAATACGTCGCCGTCACTATACCTGACCTTGCCCTCTTTACCAAGAGCATACATCAGACCGCAGTGATTGAAGATGCAATGAAGCACTTCATGGGCGCAAATAAACACCCTTTCTTCGAGTGGATGCCCAAAGAGAAAGACTGGATTGATATACATATACTTGTCATCTGTGGCCGCAGTCTCGATCTTATCGGTAAACCATGCGGTTTCCCCGTTCCTATCGACCATCATCGCATACCACACGTCAGTGATATATGGTAGCGCCCACAATGCCGCCGCTCGCGTTTCTTCCCACGGTTTAGCGTGAGCGGTCGTAAGCTTTATCTTAGGCCAGATATCCCCGGCAACAGGAGAAAAATCCTTATACATTATCCTTTTCCCCCGCAAAGATGTTAATGGTTTTTATACCACTGGTATCAGATACCGTCACCTTCATATTGGGTGACACATGCTGCGATAGCAGAACAGCTTTTGTGTGCAACTGCTTTGCAGCTTCTGACATCAACCTTACGAATACTTCGCGCTGCTTGAGATCGTAGCTGTCTATCTCAGCCTTAATCTCCAGATCGAATACAACTCGCATTTTATTGCCTTTCGTCTTCATGTTGAGCATCTCTTGCGAGAATGCAATAGTGAGGCGCGTTCCCGTACCACGCGCCATCCACATATCCCCGCCCCATTGGGTACTGCTGCCAGTAGTCGGGAGGAAGAAGGTCATGCTTAACTGCCGACAGTTAGTGTTTGCTAGCGTTCTTGTACCGCTCAATCAGAGCGATCAAGTGCGCTTTCTTATCACACCACTCCCCAAACGCGGGATCAAACACGAACTCATAGTCCTTGTGGATTGCCATACGGGCGAATATGGCTTGAAACTCATCACCATATCGATCCATATAGTCCATAGCACCTTTAACATCAGGCTTCGTCAGTCTATCCGCAATCCGATACGCCATCAACCGCCGTCCATCAGGCTTTACTGGCACTGGTGCGCTCTTAGGAGCAGCCATAACCTGCTCATAGGTGGGCAAGTCCTGACCTTCGCGGATATGACGGATAAGATCTTTAGCAGCACCCGGCCCAATGCCGCCGCCCAGTTCCTCTTGCACGGTAGGATCGGTGGGCAGCTTGTTGTCGTTATATGCTCGCATCAGAGCTTTTAGATGAATTTCAGCTTGATGCAATGTGCGTGGTGTACACCACGGAGCTAAATCCTTTGGCATCTCTTGGAACAACCATTGCGAATAGGCTTCGCCGAATGTGATCACTTCCGGCAACAAATGAGCGCGTTCTGCCCATGTTTTCCAGCTTTCCGTATCATCGCGAATGGCGATTTCTCTTTGCCGGTTAATCAGATGGCTGAATTGCTTGTTGGAGCCAGCCTTATCCTGTACGCGATTACCGGCGAACCATACCGCCCAACCCGGCGATAGCTTGTGTGTCATCCACACCTTGTCATATGCTGCTTCACCCGCAGTCTTGCTTTCATCTGGCGGCATTTTATCCGCTTCATCGACGAAGAGGATACCTCCGTCGTAGTCCTCCATCATTTTGCCTTCTTTGGTCCACCACCAATGCGGCAGAGAGAACAAAGATGTGGGCTTACCCTTGACCAATGGGCCGAACTGGAGATATCCACCCATGGTACCGATATTGAGGCACGCTCCGTTCAATACGATCAACCCATAGCTCCCTCCTGGGTCAATCTGTTTCATAATATTGGGGAACTGTTTGATGACCGAGGTCTTACCTCGACCGGGAGGGCTGGTAATGTATGGCACTGCGCCATTGTCTTCGCATGATGCGAAATAGAGTGCCGGTAGTCTTTCTTCCAACTGTGAGAGTATCATTGCCTTTTGCCTTTCAGTTTAGAGGGATGTTGTTTTTGTTTTGCATGTTTGGATACATGGATAAGCGAAGGATTATCATTGTGCTTACCCAATTTTACTAATCGCTTCTTGAACCTACCCTGCCTTCCTCTGTTTATTCCTTTCATTTGTTGCCCTTCACTGCTTGCAGTTAGACGAGCGGGGTGGAGTAGTACGCGATTACCTCCCATCTGCTCCACCCCGACGCCCTCATGGCTATGGTCATCTCCCCCATGCGCCATGAAGCTCTATTGAACTAATAGGTTAGCACGTATCGTCACGGCCTGTCAAGCCGTTTTTTCCGAAGGCTTGCTGTGCTTTTCGGTTTCACCGAAGCTGTATATAGCCTTATCGTAATCTTGTATGCGCAACCATGCTTCCGAGTATTGCGCCTCCCACTGTTCGCGAGGGAAGAGATGGAATATCCTTGTGCCACATTCAGGACAATAGTTGGGACGACGAGGGTTAACCCAACATATCAGAATATGACAGCATGGCATGTGAATTAGTCTGAACTGTATATATTCGTTCGTTGCCATTAGTGTATTGTCTCCCCATCTGTTTCATCTTCTTCATTCTGTTCTGTGAAGCCGGGGAGCATTTCACCCGCCATCATTATATTCCAGATAAGTTCTCTGAGGTAATCTTTCCTTTGCTTCTCATGAATTTGCTTTACTGCGGTCCCGCAGATAAAGCCTAGTAACTCTAAGCGGCAATTAGGGCATAAAGGTGAGATAATGCTCATAACACCTTGCATGAACTCTTCACCTTTATCAGGTAGATCTGAAAGATGTTTTGCTTTCTTAGTCGGCATAGCTCTCTCCAAAATCGTATCTCTCTACCCACGGGTATAGGTGTTTGATCTTGCGCTTTGCTTGCCGGTTGTCTCTGGCCCGAACATACTCTGTGCCGTAGTAGCGCCTACTCTTGGCGAAGTATAAGTCGAACTCATATACCGGCATACCGGGAGCATACCATGATTTGGTACGCTTCCAGTTGCCTTCGTCGTCTAGTTTTAACTCCCATCCACGCTTATCCAGCTTTACTGGGCGGAAGTTCTTTATGATCATCGCCATCTGATCTGGGCGAGATTTGTTTCGCACGGTGAAAGCGATCATAGTATGCCTTTTGTATTGCTTCGTGCGGACCTACTGCGATCATTTGCTCCGGTATTCCAGTACCGAACCTTGTATAGTTCCCCGTTGGAGTGGGAGGGGTTTCGAGCAATTTGATGAACGCTAAGTCACTCTCCATGTTCTCATGGCAACGAGTAGCTCTTACCGTATTCCCTTCAGCAAGAGCCCTTTTCTCCTCTTCACCCCAGTTAACTGCTAGCAGTTTAAGCTGGGCAATCTGCTTATCTTTTACTGTTGTCATGCTTCTTCCTCTTGAAATCAGTGCCAGCTACAATGGCTACATCGCTGGTATCAGCTAGCAACCCTCTGACCAACGTATTGGTGGCGAGAGGATATGATCGATCAACATACCCCGGTATCTTTGGAGGTGTTGTGTATTTGTCCTCCAGCGCTTCAACACGCGCCTCTAACTGCTTTACGCTAACACGTAGATCCTCAATAGATTGATCACGTTGTTTATTGAAGAAACGAGACGGCTCTAGCAACAAGTTTAATTCTTGCCGCATTCCACGCACATGCCCTGCATTGATATTGGGTATGGTGGGCTTGAACAAATCAGCTACATGCTGATCTGTTTTGGCTACGCTATCCCACGTAGCGTATTGATCATCAGGCGGTCGAGAACAGTGAGTTTCTATGTATTGCATCACTGTATATTTTTCTTTTATTGATAAGGTTTTCTTTGGCACGGCCCACGCTCCTACGCTTAATTACCAAATGCCCGGTATAACCGGGCTGTTATATTAATCGCTATCGATTGGTTCGTCGCACTCATATCGATCCATAATGTCAGACCGATAGCCGGAAAGCTTTTTCTTCTCGCACTTCTCACATGCATAAGTGAGAAAGATACCATGCCCATCGTAGAGTGCGTACTTGGGCAGCTTACTGCCGCAAGAACACCAACGATACTTGATCATGTCCATATAATCTTGATCGATCACGGCCATTTCTCTTCTGCTCCTCCTAGATAAGCTTCGTCAATAGCAGCGTTATCCGCCGCCCATTGCGCAGCAGCTTCAGCGAGGGATACGATCTGCTCCCGTGAAGGAAGCAAACCATGCCTTGTATCACTCTCGCTATTGACATAGCATTTAGGATTACCATGTTCTCCACATTCCGGGCATTCAGGACAGATGCAATCATCTGACCATTTGCCACACATTGCGCATGGTTCATCAGTCTGATTGTATGGTGCGTTAGGATCGCCCGCCGCACCGGGAGGATAAGACCACCCAAATATACCCATTGCCTTGACATCCTTTTTCTGTTTAGGCTACCACCCTTGTCTACGACTGTCAATCCCTAAAATTAGGAAGTTGTGATAGTCGTCTTCCGATTTTCGCAAGCCACATAAGCGTCATATATACGCAATGCAGTATTGATCAGATTGTAATGATCGCTGAGAGCTTTAAGGTCAAGCCCGGCATCAAACTCAGCTTTCTCAATATCCCGATAGAACTCCACCTCCATGCAGAGATAATCATGGCCCTCATCTGATTTGCGAATGATCATGGAGGGTTTCTCATGCAGGTTGCGATAAGTATAGACATCGACCTTCAACTCTTCGCTCGATCCTGCATAGTGGCAGCAATGCGGGTTGAAGCAATCATGGCGATAGTACGGCATCAGAATATTTCCTTCTACTGGTTGGGTTAACTGCTAGCAGTTAGTCGCGTGGATCGTTGATATAGATATTGCGCTCATCGCTGGGTTCATTCAGCAATATGGTCATCAACTCATCCATTATCTCGCGCAACAACTCAAGATCACGCAAGGGACGTGCGCAATCCCTTAACGTTTGGCGTAAAACGACGATACGTTTGATCTGGCTCTCTTTCATATGTTGCCTACTTAGGTTGAGGTGGTAGTTTGATACAGCTAATGTTGTTATTAGCTGGTGGAAGAGGCGCAGTACCAAGCTTTATGCGGAGCTTATGGTTAGGCCACAAACCATGCTTTTTTGCCCACTTCTTGAACTCATTCTGTTTCATTTCTTTGCATCCACTAGCTGGAGAAACATAGCAGCATCACCACTGACTGCGCCACAATGCTGGAAGAACGTAGAACGGTTAAAGGATTGTGGATTGTCTTCTTGCAGCATAATGGCAAAGGCTTTCACCGTATTCAGCCAATTGTGGTGATACTCCACGCTATCGCGCTTTGGCACGCGATGCTGATAGAGGATTTTAGCGATCCTTTGGTAATCCTGTCTTGTCATTTCTTATCCTTATGAACCTATCCTCCGTCTCCCATCCATTGAGCCATGCTGCGCGATATTTGCGCTGCTCTGCGGTATCTGTGCCAAAAGGGTTAGAAGTCATCGCCAATTCAGCACGCCGTGCGCTTAGTCCAGCGCTGAATGCAAGATACATCTTACCTTTCATTCTCCTTTCTCCTTAAGCTTGGTATGAATTAACTTAATGTGATCCTTTGTCCATTGTGCCATTCTATCATAGAAGATGATATGAGGATTGTTTTTGATTGCTTCTGCTGCTAAAGCGTATCCCTCATCAAATGGCAACGCCTCGATCTTATCCATTAGCGCATCCATTGCAACATAACCCATAGTATTATGAATAACATGCAAGCGCTCAATAATAAAACCCATGGACTTCGATACACTTTTGGTATCGTCCACCTCCAGCGCTTCAATTGCAATATGCACATTGACCTTGATATCCATCAGCGAATTATGGATAGTATCTTTGTGTTTGTTGTCCATTGTATGCCTTTATACTGGTTTGAGGATACAAAAACGCCGTGGAGTGATTAGCTCCACGGCTTGTTAACTGCTAGCAGTTAACTCACACAAGCTTGCGCAGTGTGAGCAACTGAAGAGTTAATCATTCTTGGTCGCCCATCTGTTGAGCTTCCACCTCTTCATCGGATACCGTCTGATCATCCGCGCCATTACCCGGTGTTGCGGTAGGCGCCTTGATCACGCGCCGAGTGCGCTTCTGCTTGGCAGTTGCCGCCTTGAAGCGGTTAGCGTTGCCGGGATCGAGATCATTGAACGCATAGTCTTGCAGCGTCTGGATGATATCCACAAGCTGCTGATCCTTGATACCGACGAACCCACCCTTGCCGCTTTTAGACGGCGTTTTGCCGTCACGCGCCAAGTTGAGCTTCTTGTAGGCTTCAACTAACGCCGTAATGGCGTCGTCATTGAACACCTTGTCCTTCTTGAGCAAGGACTTGAAGATCTCATCCTCGTCCATAAGAGGCGCAGACCCGCCACCCTTGCCGTCCCGATCCAATTGCTCGCGCACAACATCGGCAAGAAACTCAAACGTGCCGCGAAGGTTCTTCATCGACTTCTTAATATCGGGAGAAGCGGTTTTCTCCTCGATAACGTCAATCACCTCCCCGAACCACTGTTGTGCATCACTCTTGTGGTTCATGCCGAGGAAGATGATATTGCGATACTTCGCGACGTTCGAGTTGAAGTCGGTCGAAGAGACGTCGATTGGCTTGCTGTCCTTATTGGGCATACGGAACAGCTTGTACATTTCGAGCGCATCATCCTGCTTCATGCCATTGGGCAATTCAGCGTAGGCAAATGCGTCGATCACAGTCCCTTCGAGTAGCTTTTCAGCCAATCCAAGGGTAGAAACCGCAGCCCCTTGGTAAGCGCGACCAAGCTTGCGAATTTCGTTGATGTAGAACTTGCGCTTATCCGCGATGGATGAGCGCTGATTGACGCCAGTACCGGCACCAACCAAGTCCTCATCCACTTCCACCTCTCCATTGGGGATTGGAGCATCGGGAAGAGGCATCACGTTTTCTGTAGTATAAGTTTGTTCAGCCATAGGTGGAGTGCTTTCTTGAGTTGTATCTGCGCCCTCTTGCGCCAGACCTGCAAGCACCTCGCTCGCAGATGTATTTTCAACAGGAGTGGGAGCAACATTGTTCCCATTACCCAGATTAACCTTACGCTTGCCTTGTGCCATAGTTGTTTGCCTTCATATGTGAAGATAGCGATATCGAGCTTGACGAGATACGCTATCGATAATGCCAGATAGCGGGTGCGTCACCACCTGTCAAGTTAATTTGTAATATACTATCCTGCACCAGCCCATATCTTAACTGCTGGCAGTGAGCAAGTCAACTAACCAGCGGTTGCAAAATCGTTCGGCTGACCCGAAATTTCGCACGCGGCGGTTGCACGGTTCGCGTGAAAAACCGAAAAATAGTATGAGCTAAAAGATAACGATATTGAGCTTGACGAAAATACGTTATCGATAATGTTTAGAGCTATAACCTCTTCCCTATCCCGCAATTGACGGATTGAATGATAATACCAGCCCGTGCGATTTCTATTGGATCTTTACTGTGCAATAATAGGTCCACCTCCTTGTCACAGAGCAACACTTCCGCTCGATCTTGAGTTAAAACTGGTAGTGCTGGTGTGGGTATGCTAATTGATACGGTGTGGTGTGATAAATACAACCACACAACCACCCCGGCACTAAGAACCAACAGCGCAAACGTTCCCGGTTTCATGTTCCCCTCCTATACGCCATTAACTGCTGGCAGTTACCGTCAAAAGCTGCTTATACCAGTCTTTATCCAAGCATTCGTAAGTTTCACCAAATCGTTGTTTATCTGGTGGTAGCAATCGAATGAAGCTATCGGTGAATTTAGTCCACGCATGATTGCGTAAAGTTTCATCATAGTTATCTCTAGAGAATACAAGGAATTTATTGTAATAGTCAGCGCAAATCTTGAAATATGAATTACGTTCTGGATGATCAGCGTTCTCTGGTATCGGATAAAAAGTGTTCATAAGCTGAATTGCGGCAACAGAAAGAAATTTGGCTATCTCTTTCTGCCGATCTGTTTTACATTGATATGTAATTCGTTTAATCTCGTCGTTAAGACGTTCGCAGATTTTAAGTGGATCTGCATGTTTACGAAGATATTCACCTTGAGGCATAAGTTAACTCCAATGTTGGTGTCTGTTTTGACATTGACATTGTTAATCACGATAATGTTGAAATTAAGACGGGATTGTGACAAGATTGAGGCACGCCGCCCTTAACTGCTGGCAGTTACCGTTTCGACAAGCGCCGCCCGCGAGGTATTAGTTCTTCGAGGTGTAGTTGAACGATTAATACTAAACCATTGAAATCATTGAGAAAACTAATAAAAAACAGGGTATTAGTTATTAGCGGCGGTCGGAATAAGCACTAAAGTCAGTACATGTAAATTTGACATCTGGGTTCTGCCATGCTCCCGATACTCAAAATCTAATCCTATTAAATTGAAAAACTAATAACTAATACCAATTCTATTCTATTCTATATACGTTAACATTATCATAAATATAACTTTCCCTGCCATGTATCTCCCCGCCGCTTGCCAGCGCGGCCAGCGAGCCGCAGCCCTCTAACCTAGTAGAGAAATCAAATGGAAGACTATGTGAGCAAGAACGTCGAGTATCGTGGTTATTTCATTCTGTACGCTGACCACGTAATTGGTTCATTTACTCGCGGTGAAGCTTACTGCTACGCTGCAAATATACTCGATTTGGATACAAACCAATACAGGGTTATATCCGATAGGGTTGCGCAGCAAGAGTATATACACCTCCCGTTTATCTCGGCAACGCACTAACTGCTAGCAGTTAACCCATACCAAGCGGCGGCCAAAATTCCCCGCCGCTTGGCTGGCAGGACCGATGGCGGTCCACAACGGAGTAGATCACATGGCATATGCGAACAAGGTTGCTAAGGGCGATTGGACGGAAGTTGATACTACGACGCTTCCGGCGCAATTGTCGAAGCCCTACAGCGAGTATCTGGCCGCACGGAAGCTTGCAGCCGACAAACGCGAAGCGTTTGAGGCGGTGTTCAAGACGGCCCTAAAGGGCCGTGTTCAAGCCGGTTCCAAGGCGGTGTTCGGATACAACTTCGGCAAGTTGTCCATGGCTATCGTCCCCGATGACGACAAGCCGAAGGCTTCCGCCAAAGCGGTATCGTTCAACGCTCTTACGAAGTAAGAGCGACGCACTAGGTCCAGAGCCCCACCATGGGCTCTGGACCATTCAATGTACCAGCGCGGGCGGCGCTTAGGTAGTCGTGCCATATATCTTGGACCCAAAACCCCTCTTACAAAAACTCCCAGTAGTTTGTCATACGAACATCAGTGAACAGCCCGTGTACGAATCAGGAACATTTCGGACTATCCGAATGTCAACCCCCCTTTCCAGAATTTTTGGGGGTGAATTTTTCTGAAAAAACATACTTGACATACCCCATCAGATATAGTAAATATGGGATACGGGGTCACGGCCCACGTAAACCTCGTTTTTAGCCCTCCCCGTTTCATTGCCTTGGCGGGGAGGGCTTTTTCTTAACTGCTGGCAGTTAACGAAATGAGGTTCGATCCGCTGATTATCCTAGCAATTGCATTCTCGATTGCTTATGGTGGTCAGATTATCATCTATTTATTTGGGCTGCATTAGTTCTTTTCTGTTGCCGTGCGTAGCGTGTGTGCGTTCTAAGTGTAGCATGTTTGCGTACGCTTACATGCTAGAGAGTTACAAGGCAACGCATGCAATCGAACACGCCCGTCCAACGCGGCTGGACATACTATGCACCTCCCACAATATCCAGATTCTTGGAGAGCGATGCTTTTGGGCGGCTCTTATGTGGACCTGTCGGATCGGGCAAGACAACTGCATGCTTGGTTGAGATCGCCAGACGTATGGGAGAACAAGCTCCCGCCTCTGACGGTAGACGTTATTCTCGCTGGGCTATTATCCGACAATCACTCAAGGACGCCAAGGCCACAGTCCTAAAAGATGCGAGAGGTTGGTTCGGTGCGCTTGCGGATTGGCGAGTGTCTGAAAGCACGATGTATGTAGATTATGGAGATATCTATTCAGAGTGGATGTATATCCCTCTAGAGAACCCTGAAGATATAAAACGTCTACTCTCTACACAGTTAACTGGGGCCTACATAAACGAAGCTTCTGAGATCGATATAGGTCTTTTATCTCATATTGCCGGACGATGTGGCCGGTTTCCCAATGAAGAGTTTGGCGCACCAACATGGCGAGGGATCATAGCCGATACCAATATGCCAATCGTGAATACGCCGTGGTGCGATTTTATTTTAAATGCGCCTCCTTTGTGGCAGGTGTTTCGTCAGCCTAGCGGTCTGAGCTTTGAAGCTGAGAACTTAGATCACCTCGATCAGACTGCCGATACGTTAATGTTACCAGAGGGGCATCCCGCACGTATAGCGCAGGGGCGAGGGTATTACAATAGATTGGCGACGTTAGGCACTGAGGATTATATTAGACGTTATGTTATGGCTGAGTTTGGCAGGGACGTTTCAGGTTCCGCTGTATACCAAGAAAGCTTCCGTTATGAGTTCCACGTCCGAGAAACCCTATCGCCTGTTCCCGCGCGGCTACTTGTTGTGGGTCAAGACTTTGGACGAAACCCTTGGTCACTTATCACTCAACTCGATCACCGAGGAAGGCTCCAGTGCTTGGAGGAAGTCGCAGGAGTTGATATCGGCCTTGAACAGCACGTCAAGCAAAATCTTATTCCGGCATTGCTCACGGAGCGTTACGCTGGACTGCCGATTGTTGTTGTTGGAGATCCCAGTGGAGAGTACAAAGACAGTCTCTTTGAGCTTAACCATTTCGATCTTCTTACCTCGCTTGGCCTTCCCGCCGAGCGCGCTCCGACAAACGACATTGACCCGCGTATCCGAGGCGTTGAGGCTATGCTGCTTCGACAAATCGATGGAGGAGGGGCTGTCTTATTTGACCGAGCTAAATGTCCTACTCTAGTTCAGGCGATGAACGGGGGGTATCGGTATACGAAAGATCGATACGATCAATCCCGCTCTATACCTGATAAGAACAACTTCTCGCATGTCTCTGATGCGCTGCAATATGTTTGTTTGATTGCCGGGTCGATGAGCGCTTATTCATGGTTGCTGGGGCGAGTGGTTAACAGAAGAAAGATTATTCGTCCTAGACCAAGGGTAAGCGCGCTAGCGTGGACTTAAAGAATAAATTATTAATTGATGGAATTATATTGCTCAAGCGGCTTGAGTTTGACTATGAGCGAAGGTATGATACGGGTGCTCCTGATGTTAAAGAAGTGTGGATACCGGCTATCATAACCGCTATACAAGACAATCAGTTTACTGTGCAGATACTGAAGACCGATCAGATGACAGTGGTCGAAAAGAACCAATATGGGCATACATGGAAGTTCAGATAATATGTTATGGATCGTTCTTATAGTAGGTTTGTGGTTATTCTCTTTATCGTGGTATGTGCATTGGTTACATGTACGGATTATGGGTATGGAAGAGGCGTTGGATTATCTTATGAGGAAAGAGGCGGGGTTGGAGGATTAGGTTTACCTCTCGCTTTCATAACCTCTTGCTTCCATAACGCGATGAAATCATCAATGATATGGTCGGGCCAATTCGCCATCATGCGCGCTGCAATCATAAGCAGGGCGTTGGCAACATAAGCTTTTTGTATGTGTGTAGGGTTAGGATAAATCCTGTCGAGTAATTTTGTTACTCGTTCAAGAATCATTATGCTCTCTGGTTTATTCAATGAGCTTTTGGGTCGCTGATCCATTCTCTATCCCCTTCACACGCTCATATTCCCATGCCTCGCACACTTCTTGCGCTTCGTATACGTTCATAAACATATCACCCAATATGATTGCATCTGGTTTACCATCGTTTTTCACACTTGCTATCCAGTAGCAACTAAACTTACCGTTTCTGCGATTGACAACATAAGAACAACCCTCTGGCTCGGCATAATAGTAATTTATTGTCATCTGCTTCCATCGCATGGCGAGGACCGGCAGATAGGAGTAACCACCTCCCCCAGATTTCCTTTCTGCGCTTTCTTTAGAACTCGTCAAACGGTTCGTCTGCGGCGAGAGTGCTTTCGTTAAGTCTTTCACCAATTGCTTCGCTAGCTTCTTGCCCTTCTTGATCATCCACGGCCTCCATTGGTATACCATACCCAAGCGTATCCCCAAACGTATCACTGCTGGCAGTTAAGGGCTGTCCATCAATAACAATCGGGTCTTTGCGCCCTTGCAGATGGATTTCCAGTTTAAAGAATTGGTGATTGCCACCACCCGGTGGTAGCGGTTCTGGGTTGCCCAAACCCCCTATCTTAGATAAGGTCTGGAGCAAGCTTACGCGAGCCGTTAAGCTTTCTTTGCGTTCCGCTATATCGGCATAGAACATGGGCAACACTTCTTCTGTCATTGCCGCAGCTTTGAGCTTAACCCGCTTGGGTGTATTGCTCGCTGCATTCCATTCACCCAACGCTAGATTATACATATTCTTAAATGCGCGTGTATCTTTGATAACGTTGTAATCATCCTCGCTTAAGCCGAGATGTTTGAGAATAGCGTTTGGTTCATGGATATCGCGGGCGAGTTCCACCGCTAACTGCCGCAACCTATCTTCATCCAAATAGCCTGTTTTCGCTATTTCAGAAGATGAAGATTTATTTACCATTTTCCGAAACCCACTTGACAACTGGCCTATTATATGCATAATGGCCCGTTTTAGGTGTGTTTTAAGTAACACACTTAAGGGGGCTTGTCAAGGGTTTCAAGCGTATAGTGTGCGTAAAGCGTAGCTTGCGTTAACTGCTAACAGTTAAGAGCAGACGTAAAAATGCTATGGCTTTACCGGGGAACTTGCGCGTCGTAAGTCGCGATGCGACACAGGCACAGTTTCAACTGAATGACAGTACGCGGTCGGCCCAAGCTGCACCGCCCCCCGATATGTACCGCCTCACCCAAGGGATGATTGGGTTAGCGGGCTTCATCACAGATCAATTCATTATGATGCGGCGTCATCGCGACGACACAGCCTCCGGCTGGTCTGCTCGCTTGATGCGCGCCCTACGCGCCTTCAATGGCGTGTACGAGCCAGAGATCATTGAGGAGATCAAGCGCTTTGGTGGATCATCTGTTTATGCGCGCATTATCGCTCAGAAGTGCCGCGGTACGTCGAGCCTTCTCCGAGACGTGTATCTTGGTGCCGACAGGCCGTGGTCACTTGAAGCGCCGACTGATCCTGATATTCCCCCACCCATCCTTGACGCCATCAACCAACTCATCCAAGAGGAAGTTAGTAAAGCGGTACAAGCGCACTTGGCAGGCATACATGCGAACCGAGCGCACTTGGCAGGGGTTATGGAAGCGCATCGTGCTGGTGCGGCACAAGGTCAGCCACCGTGGATGGTGGACGCGAGTATTCCCTCTCATACATCGGGTCCACCCCTACCAACGGGCGACCCTATGCAAGCGGGTATACCGCCGCCTATGCCACCCGCTCCACCCCCACCCATGCCTCAAGCCAATGAAATCCGCGACAGATATCGCGGGTTGGTCGAAGATGCGAGGGACCAAGCCAAGCGTATTGCGGTCGAACAGGCTAAGATAGCGGAAGACAAATTAGAAGAGATATTAGCAGAAGGAAATTTCTATCAAGCCTTTGGCGAATTTTTAGTCGATTTACCTTTATTCCCCTATGCCGTTATTAAAGGCCCCACCGTTAGAATTAAGACCGAAGTACGGTGGAACCAGCAAGCTCAACAATCATTCGGGAAGGGTCGCGCCACAGTCGTGGATGTTCCCAAGCTGACTTGGGAGCGGGTTAGTCCATTCGATATCTATTGGACACCGGGTGCAACAAGGATCGAAGATGCAAACATCATCGAGCGAACCCGTCTTACCCGTCGTGAAATTAACGATATGCTGGACTTGCCCGGTTACAATGTTGCCGAAGTTCGTGCCGTTCTCGACGAATATGGCCGAGGAGGGTTGGTCGATAACTGGGATCAGACTGACTCGGAAAGAGCAATCTTGGAAAGCCGTGAAAATCCTCGATTCAACCAATCAGGGATGATCGCATGTTTGGAGTATCAGGGTAATGCGCAAGGAAGATATCTCCTTGAATTGGGGATGGACCCCCGTACCATCCCTGATCCCTTACGAGACTATTTCGTTAATGCGTGGCTCATTGGTCGGCACGTCGTCAAAGTGCAACAATCTCCTTCGCCACGCAAGCGGCATCAATATTATGTCACGTCGTTTGAGAAGATACCTGGCACTCCGGTCGGCAATGGGCTTCCCGATCTGCTTGCAGATATCCAAACGGTGTCGAATGCGGCGCTACGGGCGCTTGTCAATAACCTTTCCATCGCGTCGGGTCCGCAGGTCGTTATCAATGACGACCGTCTAAGCGACGGTGAGAATGCCGAGGACATGTACCCGTGGAAGCGATGGCATGTTAAATCCGATCCGTTTGGAAATAATCAGCAGGAACCTATTATATTTTTTCAACCTCAATCTAACTCTGGTGATCTGCTTAACGTATATACCCAGTTTTCAAGCTTGGCTGATGAAGCATCAGCTATCCCTCGCTTTCTCACAGGTGTTCCTCCTACTGGTGGTTTGGGCCGTACAGCTAGCGGCCTGTCTATGCTTATTCAAAACTCCTCGAAAATCCTTCAAACAGTCGCCTCCAACATAGACCGCGATATTATGCAGGGTGTGTTGGACAACCTGATGGATATGGTGTTGCTCACCGATCAATCAGGGCTTCTCAGTGGTGAAGAGAAGGTGCGCGTGCTAGGCGTGAACGTCGCTGTACAGCGCGATACGCAACGCGCTCGTCAAGAACAGTTCCTACAAATGACCATGAACCCGATAGACAATGCGATCATTGGGCCAATGGGTCGTGCGCAAATCCTTCGTTCCGTTGCAGATGGTCTGGGTCTACCGGGAGAAGATATCGTTCCTTCCGAAGACAAGATGAAGAAGATGCAAGAGCAAGCGCAGGAGACAGCAGCGCAGCAAGGGCAAGTCGGCCACGCCATGGGACAACCGCAGCCGGGTGGGGCTGGGGGTGGGCCATCTGCACCGCCTCAAGCAGCGGGACCAACAGGCGCACCCGGTATGCAGGGGCCACAGGCTCCTCCCGCTGGTGGGCCACGGACAGCTACGCAAGGTCAGACTGGGCCGAGTGGAGGTCAGACGACGCAGGGATAGGAGAATATTATGGCGCGCAAAAAAGGCATGATGGGACCGGGTAGTAAGGCAATGGGTGGAGCAGGTATCAAGCCCTCCCCCTCACCCACGCCGATGGCGGGTCGTCCTCCCATGGGCGCACCCGGTGGGATGCCCGGTGGTGGGCTTGGCGCTGGCCCGCCTCGCCCGCCTATGGGTATGCCTTCGCCCGGTGGGCAGCGCGTAGCCCCTTCCCCTGCGGGCGGGATGGGTGGCGCGGCTGGCTTCAAGCATGGTGGTGAAGCGGAGAAGAAGCGCGACCGGCATGAGAAACTAGCTCATGGCGGTGAGGTCGGAGAACCAAAAGAACGCATGGATGAAGACCGAAACGAGCGGAAAGCGTTCAACAAGGGTGGCGCGGTTGGTGGCGGTGACGCCAAGGGACGGGTTGGCCGCGATAGGGGTGGTGCGGGCAAAGCCTGTTAACTGCGTGCAGTTAAGCCGCTGCGATGGTTATGAACAGTTAGAACTGTTCCCGTTAGGAGAGATTACGATGGGTAAAATCGAAAGCCGATCAGAGAAGCCAGAGATGTTCGCCAAGGGTGGTAAAGATAAGATGTTTGAGCGTGGCACCGCCCATTCCGCCGTTTCCGATGTATCGGGCAAGCCCAAGCAGGGTGGCGAGGAGGGGAACGAGCGCGCCAAGGATCGCAAGGGCGAACTATCGACAGGGAAGGATTTCACTTTCCAGAAGGGCGGCGGTTCCGGCAGAATGTTCGGTAAGGGCCACGCGGGCAAGAAAACCGCCGGTACCAGCGGGAAAGAATCGCAAGAAGGCTGACGCCTTCTGGGAGATGTAAAGATGGCGCTCCAGATCCCCTACGATATCGACTACGGCACCCGTAACGCTGTATTGTCGGCATTAGCCCTAGAGGTTGAAGCAGCGGGTGGGACCGTGGCCGGTATCTCTCCTCTTGCCGGGGAGACGCATCCGAATTGGGTGATGTTTATCAATCGCCTCAATGTGGCTGTGAATGCGTTAGGAGCGTCACCACCTTTGCCAACATATCGATGGTTGGACTACAGCGCGTTCGGTTCAGTGGTGAGTGCGATACAGGATGCGATTGAACCGATTTTGAATCCGCCGCCAGTTGTCAATCCGGCGAATTTCGATATTACTCTTCCAGCGAATAACTTACAGACTGTTGGTACGGTTACAGCTACCAATGGTGGGGCTAACTTCGCTATTACGAGTGGGAATGGGGCTGGATATTTTGCGATATCTGCTGGTGGACAATTGCTCACCAGTGCAACGGGGGCCAATATGGTTGGTGGGGTCTATGCGTTAGGTGTTACAGCCCGTAATGCGGGCGGCACAAGCGCTCCGGGTGCTGTTACGGTGACTGCGGCATGACAGACGCTTTTACATCCGATGGTAAAGCTCGCTCGAATATAGCGGCGTTCGCTATTACCTTACCGCCGATCCCCAATGATATTGGGTTGTCGGCGCGTGTTAGTGTTCTCAGTGATCTTGGTACGGTCATCAATGACAATGGTGGCAATATCAAGGTGCTTTCTCGTAGTGCGGCTTACGATCAATCGTCGGTTACGCAGCGTATCAACGATATCTCTGCTGCGTTGAACACGATGGGGGCATCTCCCCCTTGTCCGATCTATACCAGTACCGACTACAATTCTTTTAGTTCGATTATCAAGATCATCGTTGCAGCTATGGCGGCGCTACCATGATGGACTTGGATGAACAAGTGTGCGCGATTATCCGCGCCAATGTAGAGGCAAACAGGCGATTGGAGAGCTTTTATGCGCCCGATCCGCCGAAAGAATTGGTTATGTCGCTCGATACTGTGAAGGAGCAACATCGAAAGGTCAATGAGATTGCTTCTCGTATGCGAGCGCGGCATTTTGCGTCTATGAATGTGTTAGGTAGTGCGGTGAGTGAGGCGTTGCCATGAGAACAATTGGTTGGGCAGTTAAGGAGATGCAAGACGGTGCCCGTGTGCGTCGAGAGGGTTGGAATGGTAAGGGCATGTGGCTCGCAATTGAGCATCCGCGCCCCATCTTGGGACAACTCAATATGACGACGCCATATGTTTATTTGTCAACCGCGCAAGGCGCTATTGTGCCATGGACCTGTTCGCAAAGCGATTTACTGGCGACAGATTGGGAGGGTGCATGATGGAGAAACTACCCCCGGTCGTCTATGGCGATCCAGTCATCGACAAGATGAACGCCTACTTGTGGAGCCTTGAAGTTCCGAAACACAGTGATGAAATTCAACGACTGCAATTGGAAGTGGTCGAGTTGGAAAGGAAGCATTGGAATGGACAAGGCAAGCGAAAGAAATAAAGACGCCAAAGAGTGTGGCGACACCGATATCGGTATCCACGACTACAAGGCTGGCGGTAAGCGTCAGCAATTGAATGGTCTATGGAATGTCGTCAGCGAAGACGTGGTGGGTTTGCCGCCGACACGGTTGGCAACCAACTGCTATAAGAAGGATGACGACAAGAAGAAGGGTGGTTTGCTCGATATCCTAGTCGAGGAAAACGATACGAGAGGTCCGCCGCTTCTCAATACCAGCAAACCGGCGCGGGTGTTCTAGTGAATGAAGCACGTGAAGCACGCGATGAATATATCAAGGCGATGTATAGGCTGGCGAAATCAGCGCCCGGTCCATGGTTGGAGTTCGTGGCGCGGTTTGATGCGTATACGCAAGCAGAATTGGAGCAGGGGATCGGCACCTCAAATGCCGATATGGCGGTATCTTTGGGCATGGGGAGGCGGATGGTAAACCTCCGTAACGATTTTCGTGATGTTGACAAGATTGCAGATAAGGTGAAGGTGGCGTAAGATGGGTGTCGAAGGCGCAGCACTGAGCACAAAACAGCCTGATCTAAACGTACAGGTTCCAGCGGCAGTAAGACAGGCTGCGGAACGCAGTAACGAATTGGTTAGGCAAGCAGCAGAGGCGAAGAAGAACGCACCGCCGAATGCAGATGCGCCGGTTGTTGTGGCGTTAACACCCTCACCCGCTAATCCGGGTGTGACAATGGCCCGGTTTGATCCTAACAATCCCCAGCCACCGATGGAACCACAGCGACCACAACAGCAACCACGACAACAGCAACCACAACCACAATCGCCACAACCCCAAGCACAACCTCAACCCCAAGCACAACCTCAACCCCAACAACAGCAAGAAACCGGCGATTGGGAACATCAATTTAAGTCACTTAAAGGTCGCTATGATCGCACCGAGCAGGACAACAAACGCTTGGCTGGGCAGATTGGCGACATGCAGCGGCTTATTGCCGCCATCAGTGCCCCTCCCACTCCGCAGCAACCACAGCCCCAGCCCCAGCAAGAGGGTAGTGGGGTGCGGTTTAGTGGTCCAATTACTGGCCGTCCCAAGCGTGTAACCGAGAAAGAGATATCAGACTATGGGTCTGATCTGATCGATGTCATGGGTCGGCGCGCAATGGAAGTGCAAGATAGCACCCTATTGCCAGAACTGTATGCCCTGCGTAACGAACTTAACTTCGTTAAGCAGCAAGTCGGTGGGGTGCGTCAAACAGTCGAGTATGACGCACAATCCCGCATGTACAACCAACTCGACAGGGAGTTGCCAAGCTGGAAACAAGTTAACGGTTCACCCGAATTTGTAAACTGGCTGCAAATGCCTGACCCTCTCAGCGGGCAAATCAGGCATAATTTGTTGGCGGAAGCCTATAACAGCCAGCAAGGAAATCGGGTTATGGAGTTCTTTCGTCGGTTTTTGACCGATCAGGCATCCTATGGCCCTGCAAACGGAGGTCCACAACCGGGCAACGGAGCGTTAACTGCTGGCAGTTACGCAACCACCCCGCAGGTCGATCTTTTGTCTTTAGCAGCGCCGGGACGAGCGAAGGTAGGGCAAACGCAAGTCACCCCTGATAAGCCGACTTTCACCGTAGCGGAGATTAAGCAGTTCTACACTGACAGCGCGAACGGAAAGTATGCTGGGCGTGAACAGGAATACAATAACATCCAGCAAGAAATTTTCGCTGCCGGTCGTGAGGGTCGCGTAGCTCGTTGATCTGATCTGAACTGACGTCTCCGTAGTGTTCACCTCAAGAGCGCTCACGGAGGAAAATCATGGCTCTTGGTCTTGCGGGTGCAGCAACAGTCCCGCCTATATACCCATCTGGCAGTACATCGACTGACTACGTTGCGTCTGGTTTTATTCCCGAGATTTGGTCGGGCAAGCTGATCGAGAAGTTCTACGCCGCCACGGTTCTGGCGGCAATCAGCAATACCGACTATGAAGGGGAAATCAAAAGCTACGGCGACCGGGTTAAAATCCGCACGAAGCCAACGCTGTTGATTAACCAATATCTGGTTAACGGCGATCTGGCTCTCCAGCGTCCTACCGGAAGCTTCGTTGAACTTACCATCGATCAAGGTCTATACTTTGCTGCCATCCTTGACGATGTGATCGAGAAGCAATCGGATATCAACAACCTCTCTATTTGGGCCGACGATGCATCGGAACAGATGAAGATCGCGGTCGATACCGACGTTCTCGGCTTCTTGATGAACAACATCATGACACCAGCCGCTCCCCCGCCGGGAGGCTCTGCGGCTGTACCACCGCTTGGACCGGCTGGCGCACCAGCGAACTGGGGCGCAACAGCGGGTGCAATCTCAGGCAATATCAACCTCGGCACGTCAGCGAATCCAGTTGCTACCGTGGGACGTAACCCCACCACTGGACAAGTGGAAATCATCGACATCATTCTTCGCATCGGGCAGTGCCTCGATGAGTTGAATATCCCCGAAACGGGGCGATGGATCGTTATGCCCACATGGGCTACGTTCCAACTCAAGCGTTCTGAACTGCGTGAAGTCTTTGTGTCTGGTGACGCTGTGTCCATCCTTCGTAACGGAAGGTTTGGACAGGTGGATCGGTTCGTTATTTACGCCTCCAACCTCTTGCCCAACGGTACACCCGCTGGCTTGGGCGCGGGCGTATATCCGATCCTCGGTGGTCATGCACATGGTTTGACCTTTGCATCGCAACTGACGAATGTGGAAACCATTCGTTCGGAGCGGACGTTCGGTCAGATCTTGCGTGGTCTGCAAGTCTATGGTCGTCAGATCTTGGATTTCAAGGCATTGGCAATGGCGCTGGTGGTTCAAGGCGGACCTTGATCTGACGCGCTCGGCCCCCGGTCGGAAGCCCAAGCCCCCCTAGGCGACCGGGGGTCGTTAACTGTAGGCAGTTAAGGAATGCAGTCTTATTTGCCTATCCAAGCTTACATTGACCAAACACGGTCAAGCTTGCAGGATTTGATTGTTCCGTATCGTTACGCCGATACGGATATTTTTGATGCATTGAATTTTGTGATGTTAGAAACTTCGCGTATCCGCCCAGATATGTATCTCGATATGAAGTATCAGCAACCTTTGCGTGCCGGTGATATTAATGATTGGACACCGGCTCCATATCCCAGCAATGTAAACACGAACAGAATTGTGCCGATACCGGGTAAGTATTTTCAACCCATGGTTTGGTTTATGTCTGGATACTTGCAGACATATGATGTTGCCGATACGGCAGATCAGCGTGCGCAAGCATTCATGGCGAAGTTTCAGCAACATCTGATGACTGTGAGTGCCGGATGATTAGTGAAAGCATTATTCGTTTAAATGATATGGTGCGGATAAACACACCCGGCTCACTGGATGGTGTTGTTCGTCTAGAATTGTTTAATGTTTTGCGTGAGTTCTTTCAACGTAGCGATAGCTGGTTACTAGAAATTCCAATCTTTGTCGTTCAATGGTCTAACGATTATGTTATTGAGACAGGACAGAATGCCGTCGTAAACCGTTTGTTAGGTCTTGAACGACCGCGCTCACCCCCACCTCCCGGCATGTGGACGCCTGAGTATGTGCCAACTTGTCCTCCCCAATATCTGGCCGTAACAGCGCGGGACCAATCGGCAGAAGATATGCCGATCCAATACCCGTCCACATATAATGTTTCCAGCGCAACGGAAGCACAGAACCCACTGTTTAGGGTGCGGAGGTCGGGGGTTCTTTTAAATGCTGGCGTAAAATGTCCGGTATTGCGTATTGCGATGAACCCGTCTGCCGATGAGACGTGGGTCGCTACTCTATCGATGAACGTAAGTGATCCAGTTGATAGCGATGGATTTACTTGTCCACCCGATTGGTTGATGAGTAAGTACATGGATTACATTGCGAGTGGGGCTATTTGCCGGTTAATGCTGCAACCGGGGAAGCCTTACTCCAGTGTTCAAGGCGCACAGTATCACGGGCGTAGGTTTAATGAAGGCGTTGGTATTGCGCGTACCGAAGTTCGTCGTATGCTGACTTATGGTGCGCAACGATGGAACTTCCCGCAGGGATGGAATAGCGCTCGGCCACGCCTACCGTCAGGACAATTGCCATGAATTACCCCGCATCTGTTCCGATTAACTATAGCAATAATGCTTATTTCTATCCTGACGATACTGGGGTGCTTGGCTCATTCACCAAGGCACCCGACGCAAAGACATTGGTGTCACTCGATTACACCAGTATACTTAGCGAACTCAATATGAACCTTCAGAGTATTTCTTATGTACTCAACTATGGTTCGGCCCCACAGTTACTTGTGTCTGGCACAACCATCGAAGCAAATAACAACATCGTTAGTTTTATTGTGAGCGGTGGTTTGAATGGACTGAAGTATGTTCTTCAGGTTAATGCGTTGATGAGTGACGGTCAGACGGTCAATGTTCAATACTTGGAGGTTGTCGTGTCTGCACCCGGTACTCGTAGTGGCAATTGCGATCCAGCCGTTTATGGATCGACCGGCGTTGGTGGACCACCGATATCGACAATCTATCAACAAGCATCGATCTTGAATGGGGATAACACAAAATTTGGTTCAACATTTATCGTATTCTGGGTCAGCGATACAGCACCGACGACAGCAAATATTCTTGATCGCTGGTATAACACCAGTGATGGTTTGATTTATGATCGAGCGACGGATGGCAATAGCGTATTCTGGGTATCATCCGCGCAGCGTCCTACGCAATATACGACAGGGGCAAATGCGCCTACAGGGCCACAGATCGGTGATATGTGGTTCAATACGGGTACAAACGTGCTGAGTATATGGATGAATACAGGTTCAGGGTTGAACTGGTTCGTGATCTAACTGCGAGCAGTTAAGCGATGGGCTTTCAATATCCAGTTAACCCGGTACATGGTCAGCGGGTTACGACGCCCGGTGGGATTACGTTTGTATGGGCGGAACCGCCCGGTGGATGGGTGTCCGTATTTTCTGATGCGAGTTGGCCTCCAGACTATATGGCTGGTTCGTATGTTTCGTTCCCAGAAAACCCGGCAGTTGGAGATACGTTTACCACTCCGGCTGGATTAGAGTTTGTTTATACTGCGGAGAACGCTTGGCGCGTTATTGGCACAGCCGCGCTACCAAGTCCTTATTTTCTTGCCGGTGTTGGCCCTCCACCGAATATTGTGGGGTATGAGGGCAATTATTATTTGGATGTTTCAACAGGTGAGCTTTATGGACCCTATGATGGGGCGCAATGGCCTCCCCCTGTTTCATTTATTCCAGCCACTGGTCCAACCGGTCCTCAAGGTATACCGGGTCCAGCGGGTCCAGTAGGTCCAATAGGCGCTACAGGAGTATCTGGCGCTCAAGGACAGCAAGGTACACAAGGTCCGCTTGGTCCGCAAGGTCTGGAAGGAATACAAGGACCGCCGGGTCCAATGGGGCAAGCTGGTCAGTTTGTCCGTATTGTTGGATACTTTTCTAATAAAACGCCAGCACAATTGCCGCCCAATGGCAACTTTCCGATTAATTGGGATAGTCTTGGCAATCCATCTCAAGCCTACGTAATGCCCTATAACGGCGGTTTGGTTTATACAGTTGATCAACATGTTTGGATCTTTGTTAGCCCTCAATTTAATCCCGCTGGATGGGTTGATCTTGGGGCAATGAATAGTATGCCGGGTGTAGAAGGGCCGCAAGGTCCACCCGGTATTCAGGGTATTCAAGGCGATCCCGGCCCTCAAGGTCCGCAAGGTGTTGCGGGTCCGCAAGGCTTGCAAGGTGTACCCGGTACAGATGGTCAAGAGGGCGCGCAAGGTCCAGAAGGCCCAGAAGGTCCACCGGGTCAAACGGCGATTCTTGTTGGATCGTTTTCCAACCAACCGATTTCTGCACTACCACCTGATGGATTTTTTCCCGCCGATTGGGATAGCCCCGATAATCCGCCTAACCCTTATCAAATGTCGCTTGGACAAGGGTTGGTCGATACACGGACGGAGGATATTTGGACTTTCGTTGGTACAACGATTAATGCTTCAGGATGGGTCGGTATAGGGGATGTACAAGGTCCACCCGGTCCTCAAGGTATACAAGGCGTACCCGGTGTAGCTGGACCAGAAGGCCCGCCCGGTGCGCAAGGCATGCAGGGTATTCAAGGCCCAGTAGGACCAACTGGCCCTCAAGGCGTACAAGGTCCAGCCGGTATAGATGGCCCACCGGGTAACGATGGTGCGGCTACAATTATTGTTGGATCGTTTACGAATAACGATCCTTCTACGTTACCGCCCAATGGTTTTATTCCAGCGAATTGGGACGCTCCCAATAGTCCTCCAAATGCTATTCAGATGGTTATGGGGCAGTCGATGCTCTATACCCCTGATAATCACATCTATGTTTGGATTAGTACGCTTAATGATCCTACTGGATGGATAAACATTGGATTTGCTCAAGGGCCAACAGGACCGCAAGGTCCACAGGGAACACCGGGTCCGCAAGGCCCACAGGGACCACAGGGTCCAGCCGGTCAAGGTTTCGTTGATGCGCCGTTAGATGGTAACATTTACGGACGGCAAAATGGTGGGTGGGAGGAAGTATCCGCCGCAGTATCAGTTGGCAGTACACCCCCCGCTAGCCCCTCAGTGGGCCAATTGTGGTGGGATGATGTCGGAGGGCAACTCTACGTTTGGTATGATGATGGCAATACACAACAATGGGTGATTACGGTCAATCAGACGTTTACCCTTCCAACCAATTTGGTTAGAGAAGCGCCGACTGACGGTGCAGCTTATGGTCGAGCAAGCGCAACATGGACACCCGTTTTAAAGCTTGCTGGCGGGGTGATGACCGGTGGGCTTACTCTAAACGGTAATCCAATTGCAGCTTTACAAGCTGCACCTAAGCAATACGTCGATACAGGCGTAAATAATGCTATGGCCGCAGCTATAGATGCGGCTGCACCGATTGGAGGGATAATGATGTGGTCGGGGCAAAATCCCCCGACGAATTGGTTATTATGTGATGGTACGGTCTATTTAAACTCAGCGATCCCATTACTTGCGCCTATTCTTAATAATCAATATAATGCTGGTACATCCGCCGTTGGCGGTACATCATCTGCTGTACCTTATATGATACAAAAATTCCCGCGTGGGGCAACTTCTACTTCCGCTGGCGCAACAGGTGGTGAAGCGGCTCATACCCTCGTTACTGCGGAAATGCCTTCACACGTGCATCCCGTTGGCGATCCCGGTCACGCACATGGGTTTAGTGATCCCGGTCACGCTCATAGCCTTTATGATCCTACCCACGTTCATGGTGTCGGTGATCCCGGCCATGCCCATAGTATAGCCGATCCCGGCCATGCGCATACGTATACAGGGTGGACCTCTCCAGCAGTCAATATAGCGGCTGGTTCTGGAGGGAGTATGGTTGGGCAAGCAACTGGTGGATCAGGTACCGGTATTGGCATTTACGCTGCGGGTACAGGTGTCTACCTTGGCTATGCTGCAACTAGTATGGGTGTCTATGCTGCGGGAACGGGTGCATGGATTGATGGGGCATATACTGGGGTTTATCTTGGAGCAACAGGTGGGGATCAACCACACAATAATCTGCCTCCATACATCGATATCCCATTCATAATTAAATACCAATGAACGTTAACTGCTAGCAGTTAGGAGTGCGTTGATGAGTGGTCCAAAGACTTATAGCTACAGTCGCAACAATAATGGTATTCTTATCCGCAACGAAGATAATGCTTTGGTGCCGGAAGATGATCCAGACAATGCTGCGTATCTGTTATATCAAAAATGGATACAGGCAGGGAATACGCCGATCCCTGGATTTCCACAGCCACCTCATCCTCATGTCCCGGTCCCACCACCGGAACCCGGTTTACCCCTTCCGCCTGACGAGGAAGAAACTCGGTGATTGATTTCCCTGCTAACCCAACCAATGGGCAACAGTTTACTGTAGGCAATACCACTTGGGTGTGGGATGGAACCAAGTGGACTACGGTAAGCGGTGTTGCGCCGGTAGTGACTGAATATCTACCATTAGTTGGTGGTACGTTAACGGGGCCATTAATTCTCGCTGCTGATCCAACGATACCGTTAGGAGCATCAACGAAAGAATATGTTGATGTTAATACGGGTGCGGTTTTACTAAGCGCTACACCACCTTTGGATGCGAAGGTGGGTGCGCTATGGTGGGATACCGTTGGCGGCAATCTTTATGTTTGGTTTGATGATGGCACCAGCCAACAATGGGTAGCTGCATCGAATGGATTTATGTCCTTACCGGGATGGTTGCCATTAGGGGGTGGAACATTAACCGGTACGTTAAACGCTGTAGATGCTAATTTTTCTGGTCCAGTAACGATTAACGGTGCTGCTTTCGATGGTGTACCGCTTACCATTTCAATTACAGGCGCTCCAGCCAATACAAATTTCCCGACCATTGATGCGCCACTTAATAGTTGGCGTTCGATTATGGGTACAACTTCCGGTGTGGATCGTTGGCATTTGTCGCTTGGTAATGGCACTGAAGAGACTGGGGCTAATGCCGGATGTGATTTCGCTCTTTATAGTTACGACGATAATGGCGATTACCTTGACGCACCGTTGCAAATTAATCGTCAAACTAGTGAAGCGACGTTTTCCGGCTACGTCACATGCGCATCCGGCCTTTTCTACACCCAGCAACCCACCTCCGAAGATAATTGCCATTATTGGTTCCTCGACTACACAGGCGCGTCAAAGGGCATCCTCTATTGGGAGCACTCCGCCGACAGCATGATCCTGTCGCATTCGGACAGCGGCCAATCAATCTCCATCGACAGCGGTGGCAACTGCTGGCTGCCGCTCGATGTCCATGCCGGCTATGGCTACGCATGTCGCCAAGGCATGACCGGCGGCTACGGTGCTAATCGGTTCAACTTTTTTTACAATAGCGATGGCACGGTTCAGGGATGGATCGATGCTACGTATATGGGGTATATTTCTTTTGTCTCTGATTATCGAATTAAGAAAAGCATCACTCCGTTACCATCAACGTGGGAGCGGGTGAAGGCACTCAAGCCAATCCGTTATAGCCATAAAGATTATACGCCACAAAATCCAGCCCCTACTAAAGATGGTAGCTCTCCACCTCCATTGGTTAAAGCAGATAATATTGAACGCTGGGGGTTTGTCGCTCATGAACTTCAGGAGACGTTAGTTGAGAGTGCGGCGAGCGGAGTTAAGGATCAAGCTGATACAATTCAATCGCCTAATCCGTGGACGGTGATTGCAAGCTTAACCAAAGCGCTTCAAGAAGCAATGGAACGTATTGAAGCATTGGAGGCGGCACGTGCTTGATTTCCCTTCTACGCCCGCTCTTGGCGATACTTATACTTCGGGTGAAGTTGCTTGGACTTGGGATGGGTCCAAATGGATTTCCAGTGGTTTATTGAACTCTTATTTGCCAATATCTGGTGGAACGTTAACCGGCCCGTTAGTTGGTACAGATGCGACCTTTTCTGGCGATTTGAGTGTGGATGGCACAGCAACGGCTGGAACGCTAGCTGTTGGTATGATTGTTCCGACTTCGCCCCCATTGAACTATGATCAAGCTTTTCTCCAAGAAATAACACTCCCCGGCGGTAACGCAATCCGGTTCAACCTTTACGTCACCCCAGCTGGCCCCGCCAACGTTGCTTACGGCGATGGACCGGGCGCTATTATTTATGCTGATGCTGGTGGTTTGGAATTTAATGTCGGGGCAAGTGCATCGGCTGGAGACGTGGTGTCATCGTTTGGCGTGATGACGCTTGATTATAACGGTAATCTGACCCCTGGCGGTGGCCTCTACCCTAAAGGACAATCGGTTTTCCCCTCGGTTGGTGGTCTAGGTCAAAGCGGTTTTGGTCAATTTGTTATGTCTGCCCAACCGGGCAATGATGCTTTTATGACTTTTATCGTTAATGATTATTTTGCTTGCCAATTCGGCCTAAGCAGTAATGGGTATTATTATACTGGTGGTTGGTCGTTTGGTTCCGGTGTTGTCTATCAATTCTGGACTTCGAGAGACTTCGCTAATCCGGCTTGCGACTATCGGATTAAGACGAACATTAAACCGTTAGGTTCGACTTGGGAGCTTGTCAAAGAGCTTCGACCGATCAGTTATCAACAGAAGGAATTTTCGTATAGGAATGCGCCAAAAGATACGAGGCCGGTTCTTGAAGCAGATGATCGTGAACGCTGGGGTTTTGTTGCGCACGAACTGCAAGATGCATTGGGCGAAACCGCGGCGCATTGTCCCAAGGATGATCCAAACCATTTGCAAGCCCCAAACATGATAATGTTGGTGGCGACGTTGACCAAGACGATACAGGAGATGCAAACACGTATTGAAGCGCTAGAGGCAAGACTCTAACTGCGAGCAGTTAACAAATGCGAGGAATGTTACCATCCCCAATCACACCGGCTAGGCCGACGCCTACGCAGCCGTTCGCTGGCTATGCGTTGCGCCGCACACAAGATATTTGTGCTGCCGGTCCTTATGTGTTGATGCAAGGTGACTTAGTGCTTGATGGCGCTCCACCGATCTCATCAACATTACCAGTGGCAAAACTAGGAGGAAAGAATGGCACTACCGGAAGCACCCCAACCCCAGAAGCAACCGTCACAGGGAGCATCACAAGGGGGTATGTTAGTCACCACCCCGATGGGACCACAAAGTCAGCGAAGTACACAACAACGGCCACAGCTTTCCGACGCGACCCTCGCTGAACAGAAGGCAGGTAAAGAGGCCAGTACAAAAGCGAACACTCGCACTGCGGACGAACAGGAGGCAGGGCGGAAAATCGCAGAACGATTGGCGGCTGGAGGCCCACAACAGCTTCGACCGCAGCGACAACAATAGGAGGATAAAGTCGCTACTGTTATGATAGCGGATTTTAGCGGCATGTTGCCGCTCCGCGATCCTATTCTCTTGCCGGATGTTAACGCGCAGTTTGCTGAGAATACATGGTTGTATGAAGGCGCGGTGCGTGGCTTCCGGCAGGAGAGTTCAGTCTATACGATTTTATATGCGGATACACAATTGGTGTATCGCATTCCAATAACTGCGGCCAACCCGCCTGATTTTTCGGCAACCGGTTCGATATGGATGGAATTTCCCGATCCTTACATGGCAGCGATCCGCAACCCAACGGTAGGCGATCAATGGGATCGGTATTACTTCTTTCCTTCTGACCAGTATAATTCAACTGGAGCTAATCCAGAGTGGCCGACGTCAAGTCCCGGCCCTGTCTATAATACATTAGCTAATATTCAATCGGGCACTCCAATGATGCCATTGGGTGTGCCTGTACCAGTAACTGCGCCAACGGTTACGCCTTCAATCGGTGGTAGCGTACAAGAGAGCCGAGCCTACGTCTATACGATGGTAACTGCTTACAGTGAAGAGGGTTGCCCTTCACCACCAACGGTAGCCAATGGCTTTACTGATGCTGGGGCTTGGATTATTGATATACCACCCCCACCCGCTGGCACTGGTACCAACGTTGATGACTACCGGCTCTATCGCACGGTTACAGATTCTAGCGGCAATGCGACTTATTATCAGGTGCAGCAAGTTGCGATTAATTGGGCAGGTTACACGCAGGTCGTTGATGGTGCGGCTGATGCGAGCATTACCGCTAACCAACAATTGCAATCTATTAACTATCTTCCACCGCCTCCCGGCTTACAGGGTGTGGTGCTGATGGCGAATGGTATTGCTGCTGGATATACCAACTCGCGTGAGATATGGTTCAGTGAACCTTATCTCCCCCATGCGTGGCCCGCAGTCTATGCTCTGACGGTTGATTATCCAGTAGTGGGGCTAACCGCCAATGGTACCTCACTCAATATTATGACCGAGGGTTCGCCCTTCATCGCGACCGGTGTTACGCCGGATACGATGACGATAGGTAAGATCGTTGCCAATGAACCATGCATTGGGCGCGGCTCCATTGTTGCGGGCGGTGAGGGTGCTTACTATGCTTCCCCCAATGGGTATATTTTGCTCAATACGGGTGGCACCAGTAATGTAACTGATCAGATTTTCGAGAAAGAGTTTTGGTACCAGATACAGCCTTGGAACTTAGTATCGGGTCGTTATTCTTTATCGATGGCATGCTTTATTAAAGGGATGGGTGCGCCGTCGATTGACCCCAATGCAGGGGATTACATTAACGGCAGTGTAATTGATTTCACCGATACCAATGTGCCGTTTACATATCTTAAGACCTTTACACCCATCGTTAACGCACTGACAGATGAGTTGTCTGGGCAAATATTCTACATTACCGATAATCAAGTCTATCAGTGGAACCCACCTAATGGTGGGGTCTTATGGCCGTGGATATACAAGACAAAGAAGTTTCGCTTTACTTTCCCCCAACAGTTTAAAGCGTTCATGGTGTTGTTCGATATCCCGCCTGAAGTTACTTTCCTGCCGGGGATACGCAATACCGATCAAACTCAAGAATATGATCCAACAACACAGTATTTGATCTGTCGAGTATTTGGAGATGGTGAGCAATTGGTGGTGCGAGAAGTACAACAATCAGGCGAAGTCTTGCTTATTCCTCATGGTGCTAAGTGGACACAGTGGGAGTTTCAATTTGAAGGTGTCATACGTATGAAATTCTTCAAGGCGGCAACGTCGGTGAAGGAGCTTAAGGTTGCCTAATAGAACGATATATCCGTCGATCCCCGATCCCGGTAATACACTGGCGACAATCGTTCCTTGCCTGTTGGCAATCAAGCAAACGTTACAGATGATTATCATTAATGCACAAAGCCCGAACCCTAACTATACACCTTCTTCTGCTGCTCAGATATTTGTAACCCGTGATGATCTTCAGGGGGGTGGTGTAGTTGGCGCGCAAGGTCCAGCCGGTCCACAGGGTCCACCCGGTGAGGGTATAGTGGAAGCACCGGTTGATGTGAATACTTATGGGCGACATGATCTTGCATGGACCAAAGTTTTCCCGTTGGATTGTTCGCAAAATTTGCAACCTGCATCGGGTAATCAATTTACTATTCAGGTTTTTTCAGGTACTTTTGCTGGCATAGTAGCTAAAGATCCTACTTATCAAGGATGGGCGATTGCTTTAGGCACTATCGATACACCCCCAACTCAACAATTTGCTATTTTAAATCCAAGCGGTAGGCCAGTATTGTGGATTGATTCGAGTGGTGTTGTTCACGTTACTGCGCCGATTGTGGTAGGACCATGATTAGGATCAACGATGCCCACGCTATTCGTTTGGTTGCTGATTGTGCTGGGGTTAATCTTGGTGCGAAGGTTTATTGTATTGCTGACTATGATAGCAATGATCGGTTAACTGGAGGAGTGTTAATTCTTCATGACAATGGATGGAGTTGTGAAATACATTCAGCTTCTTTTAGACCAAATTGGGCCACACGTGAACTCGTGTGGGCAGTGTTCAACTACGTATTCAGAGTTAGAGGCATTAAGAAGTTATTTGGTCGGGTACCAGAAAGCAACGCGAGAGCGAGGCGGTTTAACCGCAACCTTGGTTTCACCGAAGAAGCGATCATCGAAGATGTTTTCTTCGGAGGAGAAGGATTAGTTGTTATGAGTATGTATGCGGATGATTGCCGATTTCTTAAAATGAAACTGCCAGCAGTTAAGTTTGCCCCATTGGATAAAGCACATATTGTCGAGGTCCACGAATATTCTCAGGAACATATAGGAGGATAAGGTGGGCGGTGATAAAGGCGGATCGGCAAACGCAAGTGGTATGTATGAGGCTATGGCGAGCGTGCAAGCCGCCAATATGGCCTACAGCCTCGGTGAGCAACAACTGCAATGGGCGCAGAATGTTTGGAACCAAGAGCAACCGCTTGTCGATCAGTCAGAGCAAATATCTATCCAACTCGCCAATCAGGAACTCGCTAGCTCAGAACAGATGCAAGCGTTCTCCAAAGAACAGGAGGACTTGTGGAACCAATACTATGAACCGCTACAGATAGCTTATGTTCAGCAAGCAGAGAATTGGGCTTCACCCGGTAACATCGACTTGGTTACGGGTCAGGCGCAAGCCAACGTAGCAGAACAAGCGCAAGCCGGATTGAATACCGCCAATGAACAGTTGATGTCTTACGGTGTTAACCCCGGCTCGCCACGGTTTGCTGGCCTACAGGTTGGCGCGAATGTCATGTCTGGTGCCGGTCAAGCAGCGGCAGGGACAACGGCAGCGCAAAACCTCAAGCTCCAGCAATTGGCATTGGAGCAAGGCGCTATCAATACCGGGCAGGGGGTGGCGAATACCGCTGGACAGTTGACTAATGCGGCAACTGGCGCGAGCCAAGCCGGGACAGGAGCTTCAACCGGCGCAGCCAGTACGGCCCAATCCAATCTTTCTACAGGATCATCTGCTCTAACCGCGCCAACTAATTGGTTCAATACCGGCGCGAATAACATGGCAGTCTACACAAACGCCGTTAATGCTTACAATACGGCTCAGTTAGGTTATGCCCAATTGTCTGCGGAGCAATCGCAAGGCATAGGCAGCATGGTCGGCAATATCGTTGGTAAGTTTCTTAATAAAGGTGGTCCAGTTGCTTTTAGAGTGGGTGGTCCGGTTTGGAAGTTTCAAGGGGCTGGCGTGGTGCCGGATGGAAGTCAGCCGCAACAAGCTATTCCCGTTCCTACTGGCGGTACGCCGGGAGGGTTTGTCCCGTCCCATGTCTCCCCCAGCGGTGGAGAAGCTGAAGACGACGTAGACGCTAAACTCACTGCGGGTGAATTTGTAATGCCTAAGGATGTGTCCCAGTGGGTGGGGCAGAAAACAATGGTGACACAGATTGATAAAGCACGTCAAGAGATGGCGATGTTTGGACAACGCAATGATATCGGTGGTGAACCGGTACAGGGTATTCCATCGCAACAGCCCACGTTTGTATCTCGTCCCGGTCAGCAACAATCAGTAGGTCCGCCTCCACAACCGCAACAACAAAATCAACCACAAGGTCAGCCACAAGCACCACCAACGCAAGTGGCTATGCCCCAGAGAGCAATACCGTCGCCTAGTGGTTATAATCAGGCGTCAGGAATACCGATGCCCGCTTAACTGTGAGCAGTTAACATGGTCGCGTATTTAGGTTCTTTTGGTGCCGGGTTCGTTAATTCGTACCTTGCCGCTCGCCGTCAGCGAATGATGGAGGAGTGGTACCATGAGATGATTGAATACTATCGCAGTCTTCGTAACCAAACCCCTCCCGGTGCGGGCGCATATGCTGGTGGGTATGGTGGTGCGGGGCAGATTGGGGAAGGTGGTGGCGGTGGTCATGTTACTGTTAACGATAAAACTATTGGAGAGATGAAGGATTATCTTGTCAATAAACTAGGGTACTCTCAAAGTGGTGCGGCGGCTATTCTAGGTAATGGCGCACAGGAGAGCGGACTTAATCCGAATACGAAGCCCGGTGATGGTGGAACTTCGTTCGGTATGTTTCAATGGCATAACGAGCGTGGTACTGCGTTTAAGCAGTGGGTTGCAGATAATAAGCGAGACATGGGGGATTGGCATACGCATCTCGACTATCTCGATTATGAGATGGCACATGACCCCAAGATGTCTAAGCTGCGGGATTATTTGAGATCAACTAACGATACCGCTGAAGATGCAGCACAAAAGTTTTTCAGCGGTTTTGAAAGAGGTGATCCATCAAAAGCGAATATGGGGTATCGCATTTCGGTAGCCAATAGAGTAGTATCTGGTGGTCGGCATGAAGACCCGATAGCAACATCAACGCGGGCTACCGATCTTCCATCGACCGTTACTAGAGCTAAGGCTCCTGCTGATACGACTAAGCCACGGGTAGTGCCAGTTAAGGCGGATGAGAAGGATATTAAACCGGATTGGGAGAAGATAGTCAACCCCAAGACGAGTGGCGAGGATTTACAAGCAGAGCAGTATAAGCACGACCATCCTGATTGGATGAAGCATTACAATGCGGGTGATAAACCCGAACCTATTCCAGCTAAGGAGGATGATAAACCTGCTCCCACAAAAACACCTGATGATCGGGCAGAAGCTCAACCGTTTGAACCTTACCATGTTGCAGGACCGTGGGAGGGTCCACCTCAACGCGCATCGGGACCGGAAGACCCAAGCATTCGCAGACATGCGCAAGAGGCGTCTACCCGTTATGGTCCAGACGAACCCATTGTTACGCCTGATCGAAGCGATGTGTTCCCAATTGATCAGACGACCCGTCGAGAGGGACGATACCCGGCACCCGGTGATCAGCCCGATCCGCAGACGATGGGATTTGGCCCTACTGCGACTACGGCTGAACAACAAGAGATGTTGCGACGGCAGCGGACCCGGTGGAGTGAAGCTGACCAACCCGCTTTCCCTCCAGTTCAGGATCGTGAACTTGGGCCGGAAAATGTAGGCAGGACCACTGGACGGGATTGGAGTGAAGCTGACCAGCCTGTTCTACCTCCTGTGCCGGGATCAGGACCAATTGATCCTAGCATTATAGCTCGACAGAGGATGCCGCAGCAACCTCCGCAGATGGGGCCGGAAGGACCGGGGCGGACAGCGTTACCGCCCTCATACGAGCATGAACCTTGGCCGCGAAATGAAAAGGGCGAAACTGCGCCGGGTAGCTTAACTGCTAGCAGTGATAAGAAAACTGGCAAAGAAGCCGACAAGCCAACAGCGAAAGCAAAAGAAGTTGCGGCTCAAAAGAAAGCCCCGCCGCCAACAAAGGGTATTCCTGCGCCGGAAGAAGGCCCGTATGCGCTAGGCGGACAGCATCAAGCTATCGGTTCAGCGCGTTCACCTTTAAATCGTGATCCGTTCTGGCGTCCCAATCAGCCATTGAACACGGTGCAACGTCAACAGCAAGATGCGAAAACACCGCCACCAGCAACGACAACACCTACACCTCCAACTACGCTAACACAGCAACAACATAATCTTGGTATTGGCGCATCGCTTAAACAAGCGGCAGATCAAATTAGGAAAGCTATTCACGGCGATACAACTCCTACTACCCCCGCAACTGGAGGAGGGGGAGGAGGAACTGGCACGCAGACGGCTTCCGCTGCTGGACCACCGCCTAAGCCACCGCCGGAAGAACCTGAAGAACCGCAGCGAGGGCCATCTGTTCAGGTGCCGGATGTACCGCCAGCCCGTACCGATATCCCTGTGCAAGATCCATTTGCTGGTCAGAATACAACTGGGATACCGATGCAGCCTGGTCAGGTAGCGCAAGCGCGACCTGTTGCTGCACCCTATAAACAACAAGATCAAGGGTTCGATGAAGGAGACGATGTATCCCCAGCCGGTGCATTAGCATCACGCAAAGGTGGACCCATTCAACGGTTTGCAAAAGGTGGTATTCCGACTAAGCCGGTGGTGAAGCTTCAGGCTGGTGGCAATCCTGCCTCTTCACAATACCCATCTTATACGCCAGTACCCCCTAAGCCAACGACTGCGTTGACAGGGAATGTATTGGCAGCGGATCAATATATGACTGGTCTACCCGGCATGACGCCGGTTGATCTAACTCAACAGAGCCCATTCTATTATACATCTTATGGGCCGGGACAAGGTGGGATTGGTGGGCAGGAATTAGGCACTGATTTTAACCAGATGACCCCTGACCAAGTGTCACAGTATAACGCGATGATTGCTGGTACATGGCAACCTCCTGCCCCTACACCGGCTGCTGCACCGGCTGCTGCACCGGCTCCTGCACCGGCTCCTGCACCTGCACCGGCTCCTGCACCTGCACCGGCTCCTGCACCCCCACCTGTAGCAACTCCGGTAACAGGTACGCCATTAACTTGGGCACAGGGACAATCAGGACCAATTACGCCGCCAAGTACGACGCCGGGAGTGGCATCGTTTGGCGGTGGTAGTACTCCTTCGACGGACTATAGTAATCCGCAAGTAGCAGCGACAACTACACCACCCTCGTCAAATACAACGGGGCAACCCAACTCGCAAAATCAAGGTGTAGCTGGGTCGATAATGACGCGCCCACGTACATCGAATGCACCATTCCAATATGAAGCGGGTGGTGTAGTCGGTTATGATGATGGCGGTGATGTATCCCCGGCTGCTCTCGGTATGCCACCGGGTCTAGGTGGGCAAGGTCAACCCATTCCACCGGTTTACTATAATACAGCTACATTCTCTCCCTATGGGGCGGGCGTAGGACGAGGTGTGTCCTATGCGTCCGCGCCATCACTTGTTGCTCAAGGCGTACCCACTTTCGCCAGAGGTGGTGAGGTGATGGGTTACGACGATGGCGGTGATGTAAGTGATGGCACTCAAGTTGCTTCTGCTGATTATACGGGGGATCAAGGTCAGGGTGGTTATACTCCGACACCAGAAGATGCATCCTATAGGATAGCTGGTATTCCCATGGGTGGCATGGGTGGTATGGGTGGAAGCCGTATGGGTGGCATGGGTATGCGCGGACCCGGTATGCGTATGCCCCGTCCGTCTGCGCGGTCAGCCGGTGGAATGCAGGGTGGCTTTGCCGATCCAGAAGGTACGCCTCTCTATACGCCGGATGGGCAACCTCTGAATAGACCGCCAAATGTTCCATCTGATTTCCCGCAAATCAACGATGGTTATGGTAATCCATCCTATGGCTTAACTGCGGCAGTTAGCAGTGTGCTTCATTTCTTTGGTAGCGCGCTTGGGTTAGGTCCACAGCAACAAGGTGGGCCATTGCCGAATGATCCAATGATCCAAACCAATAGGCGCGACTTCGCTAATAAGGTTCCAGCGGCGGGAGTAGCCGGTCCAGCCGAACAGTTGTTCAACGATGTTGATCCCACTGGGCATCTCAATCGCGAACTGCGAGTGATAGGCGGGCTAGAGAGTGTTTACAAGTGGCACTTGGCTAACGGCGATCCAGAGGGAGCAGTCCGTTCTGCCGCTTCAATTGTTATGTATCTTAATTCTGTTACGGCTGAGTATGGCGGTAAAGCCGTACAGTCTTATCAGAATGGTGATCTCCAAGGAGCTATTGATAACATTCATGCGGCTAGTGAGAACACGCCTAACGGTATTACAATTGAAGGTAAAATTAACCCTGATACGGGCAATACTATCCTTGCTAAACAAATGGATTTGAATGGCAAGACTAAGTGGCAGGGAGAAATTAGCGCGCCGATGTTGCTTGCAATAGCAACCAAGATCAAAGATGGCAGCATGTACTATAACCAACTTGAAGAGATGTCTTCAAGGTATGATCCCCAAACTGCCGCCATGATAAAAGAGAAGCAGAAGGAGCAGCGAGAGAACGCTTCCGCTGAAGCTGAGAACCAACAGCTTATGCAGATGTTCCCCCAGCATAGGAGGCAACAAGGACCACTACCGGATCAACCGGGTCAGCCGAAGATACAGCCTATAGCTGCCCCTGCGGGTGGGGGTGGTGGAGGCGGTGATGCGCAAACAGCAGCAGCACCGACGCCAGCCCCCGTAACTGCTAGCAGTGAAGGCCCACAGCCAACGGCTAGCCCGATACCTACAGAACAACCCGCACCTACACAACCGGGAGCGACAACCGCCGCACCGATAACTGGTGAGCATCCATCCGCGCCTACTGCCGATGCATCCGGTTCAGCGACACCACGCACTATGCCAACGTTGCGGGCGCGGGGCACTCAATCGCCTATTGATCAAGTTGGAGCAGCACCACCGGCTGAGTTACCTATTAATCGTGCCGGTATAGAGCAAGAAGTCAGGTCCAAGTATTACGACAAGGACAATGAACTTCTACCGACAGATGATGAACCACAGCAACCTGATATAAGCAATCCAAACCTTACGCCGCAAGGGCGTAACAGGTTGATCACGACTTACATTAACCAGCATAAGGATTGGGAGAATAGACAGAAGGATGCCTTTAAGAGTGATCTCTCTGCTAGGTTGGGAGATGAGACTGAAGGTGCGCGAGCAAAGGCTGCAAATCTAACTAAGATCTGGGAAGCGACTAAGCTAGGAGCAGCAGAGAAGGCTAGGGAGCTTGCCGCTAATCGAACACAGCAACGCGAGATCGATGGGAAACTATTGCAGGATAGCTTGAACCGTGGACATGAGGATCGTGTACGGCAAGAGACGGCTACGGTCGCCGCTGAGAAACCTATCGCGTGGACTGACGCATACAAAGAGGATATAGCGAGCGGTACTAAACAATCGGTTCGAGAAGCAGCGAAGGACGTTGTATTTGGGACTAAGAACAAGGCAGGTGTTGAAGTCACACCGAGTATTGTCGAGGATGATCCCGGTAGGGCTGCAAACAACGGTAAACTTTGGGTGCCAAAAGGAGATCAAGGAACTATTGCTCAAGCGGTGGGCGATATCTATCGCTTCTCGCAAGGTAAAATTGATATGCCCGACGCCGCTCGTATGGCGCAGACGATGCTATCGTCGTCTTACTACGCACAACCATTTACCGCGACCTATGATTCCACAGACAAACGTGTGCATGTCTCGATAACGGATGGACGCAATGTCCATACGTTTGTTATGTCCGATGGCACGTATCGGGATATGGACAAGCTAGCGCATGATATCCGTGAGGCGGATATGTCGCGCCAAGTCCAGAAGCTTCATGGTGAAGCAGAAAGTATACGTGGTAGGGAAGCCGGTCAGAGATATTTCCGTAAGCAAGTTGAGAAAGCAGATCGACCCCCAGCACCGACTACTGGGATACCTATGCCGGGAGATTGGGATGGTGATACAACAGGATTAGAGCCGTAACAATGACTGACTATCCCGGCTATGACATAGCACCTAGCGATATCTACCATCGTGGTGGGGGTAGCGACGTTTATGGCTTACGTAACTCTAATGCTGATCCCAGTTACAAGCTCACTGATCCATCTATAGAGCCGACCCCTGATCAAGCGCCAACGCTTAACGATCATCTGCTTAACCTGTATGGCGCTAGCCTGAATACATTGGCGGGTGTGCGCCGTGGTATGGCGCAACTCCAATCCGATCCCGACTCCCGTAAGTCCTATGATGCTTTAGCTGACGAAGCCAATCAATCAGCCCGTGATACGTTTAGCCAAATGACGCCCGCAGGGCAGGACACTGCAACCAAATGGAATAAGCATTGGATACACGGCGCTCTTATGGGAGCCGAACAACAGATACCAATGCTTGTACCCGCTGGCGCGGCAGAAGCAGTAGGTGGTCCCGCCGCAGCCGCTGCGGTCTATGGTGGGCTATCGGCTGGACAGGCCGCAGATAGTTTCTTTCATGCCGTAGCTGAAGCCCCAAGTTGGCAGTTGGAGCGTAATCCCGAATATAAGGCTCTAGTTGATGGAGGTATGTCAGAGGCTGATGCACGACAAACTTTTGCTCACAATCATGTGAACGATGCTGAACAGTTGCTTGTTGCTGGCGTTACCGGGGCAGGAGTAGGCTATCTAGGACCGGCAGCAAAATTCTTTGGTCGAGGCTTACTTGGCGGCACAGGACAGAGCGCGCTTAAGAGTATAGCGGCTGGATCGGCAGAAGCCGGTACCGCTATGGGACTACAAACTGGGTTTATGGATGCGGCGCAAGCGCATGCATTAGGCGGGATAGGGTTAGACGCAGACAGTGATGAAGATATATTAACGCATGCTGGCGAGGCTGCACTAACTGGCGCAGCTATTGGCGCAGTGGGTGGTGGTGTAAGTCGTATCTTCCATCGCGAACCGCCGCCTGAGAAGACTTATCCATACACCCCCTACAGTGATTTAACAAAAAGACCTACAACTGATGCGGCGGGAGCGCGAGCCGAAGGTCCGCCATCTGATGAATCTATGGCTGATGCTTTAAAACTTGGGGGTTATCAGTTTAGAGGACGATCCGCTGACTTCCCTCCCAGTTCTGATTATACTGGGATGGACAATGAAGCCAAGCGTACAGCGGCTAACGAACGACATGAAGATCCAGTAGCAGGGCGTAACGCAAGTATCGAGGGAACTGGACGGGCTGGGTTAAAGCCAGAGGCGGAAACAGCAACCAAAACCACCACAAAGAAGACAACCAGTACCCCATCAAGTCCAGTTGGCGACGAACAGAATGCGGCGCTCGATGATACGCTCGCGCCACAGTGGATGTTTCAACGCCACTCGATGATCCGCGATCTGCGAGCATCGGACCCATCTTTGGTATACAGCGATCTTCTCAAGATGAACCGGGAGACGCTAACCGCCGCTCACGATAAACTGCAAGCAGTTAAGGAACCGCAAGCTCAACCAGAACAACCAGCACCACAACAAGCAGCGGCGCAAGCTCCTCAAGCTCCACCTAAACCAGACGTTACGGCTGGCCTACCGCTAGGCGGTAAACCCACATCAGCGGGCGACTTTGCGGATGTTCCCGAAGGCGGTGCGCCCTCTCCACCTCCTCGCGTCGAACCGCCACGGGAAGTGCAATCGGATGAACCGGGATACGATGAGTGGGCGGAACAGGTTAAGCAAGCCGAGCAGGGCAAGGCTGCGCCAACCCCAGCACGGGAAGCGGAAGCGCCAGCGCCCGCACCCAAAGCGCCGCTCAAAGCTGCCGCCGAACCTAAACTGCAAGCAGTTAAGCCGACGACGGTGATGGGCGAAGCGCTCAAGCCGTTGCTGGAAAAACTGCAAACGACCAAAGCGCCAAAGGAAGTTAAGCCCCTCGAAGAACGGAAAGGGAAGAACCTAACCAAGCCAGAGAAAGCTGCCTTTATATCGAACAACCGCCGTGCTGACCAGATTGTACAAGAACATCCTGCGACGGCGAAAGATTGGCTGGCATGGCAACCAGAGAAGTCCGGTGGTACAGGGGCGACAACAGGACTAGTCAATCGTTTGAAAGCGATGGTGGCTGCGGCTGACGATCCCAAGACTGGGATAAAGACACCCCAGTTATTTATTCGTGCCGCCAAGGACACTCTTACTCATTCGCCTAGCGTGTTAGTCATTGACGAAGCCAAGCGTTTACTGGCTAGATTTGACAAAGAAAAGGGCAGATTTCATACTGAAGATATCCAACGGTACATTGAGCGTGAGCAACGATTAACTCACCCCGATATGGATCACGCTAAAGAATACAATAAGATATTAGAGGAACGTTCCAAAGAAGCCGAGCGTATGATGGCGAAGACGGGCAAAGGCCCGCAAGCTGGCGTGCGTCAGTTCAAGGAAGGTGAGGAAGGTCAAGTTGCAGAGGGGGAACAACTACGCGGTGAGCATGAAGAGATACCAGAAGAGGAAGAAGTCAAGCATAAGTTCTCTGAACCACTACCCGAACCTCCATCGATAGAGGCTAGTCCTAAAGAATGGGCGGCTTGGAAAGATGAGTTCCGTGATCACCCATTAGTAAAGGCATCGGTTAACCTTCCGGCACTGAGGCATCTTCGACCGGAGGATATGAGCAATAATCAATTGGTTGGTTTGTATCATGATCTGAGTAAAGTTAAAGCTGAAATCGACGCCAAGATGGCTGGCAAGCAGAAAGGAACGCTAGCCGAAGCCGTAACGTCAGCCGAAGAACTTAAGGCCAAGCATGCCGAAGAAGCCGCAGAACCTACAGTCCCTATTGGCAAGGCAGCAAAGGCGATTGCAACATCCAAGGCGAGAGAAGAAGCTAAAGCAGCGAAGAAAGCTGAAAAAGCAGAGCAAGCACTGCAAGCTGGAAAAGCTGTACCCTTTGGCGAGTTAATGGGTAAACTGCCAGCAGTTAAGGAAGGTCTTGATCTCAATCGTATCGAGAAGGCATTCAGTGAAGACAAGCCGACTACCAAGGTAGGATCGAAGGCTGTATCGTTCGATGAACTACTAGGTAAGACCAAGGATGGTGAAGTCCCGGCGCATATGGCTGACGGTACAGAAGGAACCGTTACCTCCCATAGGACAACGACAGTAAGAGACGCTTTGGGTAAGGTTAACCCATCCATCTTCCCACCTGTGTTTAGGGGGATGGCGCGGATAATGATGTCAAAGATAATCGATAAGGTTGGCGATACACCGGTTCATTTGCTTAACGATTCCGAGATGAGCAAGCTCGGTCCCGCAGGGAACGTCTATGGCAAGTATGACACCAAGTTAGATCGCATCTATCTCAATACAGACCTTGACCCCAAGGGCGAGCGCGCCTCAATCTTCCATGAAGCTTTCCATGCCGCTACGATCAAAGGTATATTTGAAACGAAAGGTTTGGGTGTTCTGGTAGCTCGGCTGTGGCGTGAGGCCGACCCCGTTAGCGCTAAAGATGTTACCAAGGGTGAGGATATCCTTAGACACTCGATAGAGTGGCTGACTTACTTTATGACTAACAAAGATGTGATGGAGGGCTTTAAGAGCGCTAAGATATCGCCTGAGCTTGCCAAAGACATAGGCATACCGGTATGGCGGAAGAAGACAATCTTCGAGGGTGTGCTAGCGGGTATCAGGAAAGCTCTAGGGTTTGGACCGCGAGAGACAGGCGCGGTTGAAGCTGCACTGGCTCTAAGTGAGCGTGCTATCGCCCATCGTGAGGATGCAGTTATAGATGCACAAGCAAAGAAACCGCCAACAGCTTTCTACGATGAGGAGGTGCCCACCCGTCTAACCAAAGAATATAATGGCATACAGGGTAGGATAAGTAAGATCGTTGATGAACAGGTTACACCTCGCGGCACGGGGGCTATGCTACGCATCAAGCAACTGTTTAACTCTCCACGCGAATGGATGGTTGAGATGGAGAAGAATGGGCATTTTGGTGGCGCGATACGTCAAGTGTTTGAGCATATGTCAGCGCAAGGGATTGAGCGCGAGAATATCCTTAAGTTATCGAACCCGGTTATGAAGTCGGTCGCCACACTATGGAATAAAAGGCCAGAGGAATATCATAAGCTGGTTGACTTGTTGATATCGTCTACAGTGAACGGCGCGCATCCAGACTATGAACTGGGTGAAGGCAAGAACAAATTCATCCGTGAGAGGGAGAACCCTGAAGAGTCGAACATGGATCATTGGGAGGCGATCAATGGTGGACACGCCAAGGATCGAGCCGCTTATAAAGATTTGGAAGAACCTACGCAAGAGATATATCGTAAGGTGCGGAATGAGTTTGAACGTATAAACGAAGACGATATCAAGGCGGCGCGAACTACTTTGGGTGCCGCAGTTCAGTCTCATATGGCTAGGATGGATTACGATGTGGGATTGAAGGATGCAACTCAGAAGGTTATCGATGGCAAGAAGTTAACCAAAGACGAGCAAGAAAAATACGGCGACGATCCAAACATCGAGCATCTGCAAGTTTATGACAAGATGCTCAAAGACGCGACGGAGCGTGGGCCGTACTTCCCACTCAAGCGCACGTCCGGTCGCTATGCGATCATCGGTCAATACAAATATGAAATTCCTAAGAACGCTACCCGCCATCCAGATGAAGAAAATCGTATCATCTTCCCTGACCGTAAGTCGGCTTACAACTTTACCGGTGAAGTCGGGCTACCTTCTTATCGGGACACTAGACATTTCTGGCCACAACAAGATGGCACGAAGAAATACACCACGCATGATAACATAAGCAGCGAGCCAGATTGGCGTGGCGAGACGGAGCCAGCACAAGAGTTCCATGTGGTGGTAAACCCACACCATGTCGAGTTTGCCGATAGCATGGTCGAGGGTGAGAAAATCCGTAGGGCTATGCTTCAAGCTGGGGTCGATCCCGCTTCACTGTCAGCAGTTATCCCGGCTGAGAATATCCCACTACAAAAGTACGGACTATTTGGCCCGCAAGTTAAGCAGATGGTCAACCGTCTGGACAAGCTACCCTATCTCACTCCTGATGAACGCAAGGGAGCAGCGGAAGCTATCGAGCATGTGGCGATAGCGAACATGGTGGGCAACCGTATATCGCAGAGTATGCTGCGCCGTAACCGTACAGCCGGGGCGAGTGAAGATATTCTGAAGACAATGGATACGCGGAGACGATCATCGGCTGGTTTCCAAGCTATGGCGAAGCATCGTGGCGCGATTGATGATAACATTAATCAGATGAAAGACTACGCCAAGGCTAACCGTAACGATCCTAATATACAAGCCGCCTTGAATATGTTCGTGGATCGCACAACGAACTTCCAACAAGACGCCCTTAGCGACATGAATATGTCTAAGATGTGGGGCCATATCTCTCAGATGGCAACATTGAAATACCTCGTCTCGCCAGCGTTCCTTGCTTACCATCAGCTTCACATGCCATTGGTCGTGATCCCAAGGCTAGCGCGAGATATCGGTTGGTTCCCAGCCTTTCGCGTTGCCTTGAATACCTATAAGCAAATGTCTGGCGGTATGCCCATTATCGGTCGAGGATTTAAGAGCGCATTCCAGCGGGCGTGGGATTATGACAAAGACCCGATTGATTTTATTGATGCACTTAAGAATGAACTCCAGAAGCATGGCGGTACAGACGACGAGTTAAAGGCGATCCAATGGGCAGAAGACCACGATTTATTACATCACACTGGTATCAGCTTCTCCGCCTCGTATCGAGGTATGGGGATGATGGATCGGCTCGAACAGCGTAGCCGCAACATCTCGCAAGAGATTATTGGTAGCGCCGACGCCATCAACCGGTTTAATTCCATCTTGATGTTTTATCGTACAGCGCGGGATCGGTTTGGCCTAAGAGGCGAAGAGGCTTACCGTTGGGCGACAGATAGGGTAGCGGAGACGCAAGGACAGTTCTCAGCCTTTAATCGTATCGAGGCTTTCCGTAACCCCAATGTTCGCGCCGTGGCACAATTCAAGTCGTTCCCTCTGATCCTGATGAAGACCGTAACCAAAGCGCTTTACAACTCATTGCGCTGGGGTGCAACGGGAGAAGAACGATGGCAAGCCCTAAGTACCCTTGGCGGGTTGATGGGCGCGTCGATGGCGCTATCGGGTGTGCAAGGCGCAGTGCCGGAACCGATAGAAGATATCAACAACATTATGAGTATATTTGGGTTAACCAATACTTGGGATACTTACGAAGACAAGCTTCGCACGATGGCGGCAGACAATACAAGTCCAGAAGTCGCCAACCTTCTGATGAGCGGACTAGGTGGCGCACTCGGTGTTGATCTGACCCACCGTGGTGGTATCAGTGATCTAACTGGACTGACACAACTGCACGCAGCCAAACCGCAAGACATGAATGAGACATGGCTTAAGTTTGTCTCTGGTGTACCCGGTGCTATCATGGGGGATGGGTTAGAGGGGATCGGTGATCTACAAGCTGGCAATATGACAGAAGCGTTGAAGTTGTTGGTGCCAAGAGCGATCACTGATCCTATCAAAGCCTATCAGCTATATAATCAAGGTGTCACCACTAGAGCAGGGCATGTGCTTACTGAGCCAGTGGGTGTGCCAGATGCGCTCAGAAGGGCGCTTGGCTTTACTACCCAGACAGAAGCCCATGCCCGTGAAGCACGGCATATGACCTATCTAGATCGCCAGCAACTATCGGGTGAGCGCGCCAACATAACAGAGATGTGGACGCAAGGCGACCGGGCTGGCGCTATACAAGCGATGCGCGACTATAATGAGAGCAACCCTGATTCTCGGATGAGTGTAACCCAGCTACAGTCAGCCGCTAAACGTGCGGCACGACCAACCATATTCGGCTATCCAGACACCCCTCAATCGCGAGGCGAGCTAGAACATAGGGCAAGCGTATACGGTTTACGTTAACTGCTGACAGTTAAGGAGGTAACGATGAGCACGATTGGTTTAATTTTAGTGATCCTCCTCGTCGTCATTCTCCTTGGCGGCGTGGGTGGATCTTATCTTCGTGCGCCGTGGGGCTACGGTTACGGCTATGGTCATGGCGGTATTGGTTTGCTGGGGGTACTCTTGATCATCCTGATCATACTAATGTTATCAGGAAGGATGCCATACTGATGCCTAGAAGCCCCTACCGAGGCGTTCGTGTTTCTTCAGTTATTCTCCACTCTTTTGATCGGCGTCTCTACGCACGTCGCGCTCGGCCGAGGTACCGCCAGCTATAGGAGAGATACATGCGATGTGAATGGTGCAACGGTAGGAACTTCATCGATAACATGCCATGCACGCATTGCTTCGGCATGGGAATTAGTTGTTGCGGTGATATAGGAGATTGCGATGCCTTCAGACGAAGTGATGCACAATTGGAAGGCGGGGAAACTACACAGCGGCTCAAAGACGGGGCCAGTGGTGAAGGATCAGGACCAAGCGGTGGCTATCATGATGAGTGAGAAGCGCGAAGAAGCCAAGCATGGCGGCAAGTATCCAGAGAAGAAGGGATACAAGAAAGGCGGCGAGGTTACTTCCTCTCATGCCGCCCACACACAGAACCTTGTGGAGACTGTAGCAAACCCCACCGGGCATATTAAGCTTAAGAAGGGTGGACAAGTAGAGCCAGCATCGCGAACTGGCTGGAAACGTTGGGGTGCGCGCTAACTGCCCGCAGTTAAGAACTACGATGATGGAATGTACTAATCAACATTGGGCTTTATTTAAAGGCTCGTCTAGGGCTGTCTTCCCTGTTTGGCTACTACCCTACCGGCTCCCCTATAAAACCCGCCCACGGTGCCAATCCGCCTCACCTACGCGCCTTCTGGAGGGTGATCCTCGGCCTTCCGCTCGATCCCCCTCCTTCGATTTATGCACCCATTATACGCTAGCTCTTTGGAAAAGTCAAATGCTTTTATTAGGTGTACTTATACAATTATTAGATAGGGCATATATGACCGTTTTATTATTGTTATTAGGAAATTCCGAATGGGGCTTGACATTATTTGACGTTTCGCGTATAGTGCGTTACACTTCTCCCGTAACTGTGAGCAGTTAAGATGGCGTATCGCATAGCGAAATCGCTCGACAAGATGCGGGCACAATTTAACCAGCATTCACCGGGTCGTAATAAGGCATCGGATGGTTGGATTGGCGATGCTGCACATGCGTCTACTACGAGTGACCATAACCCATGGGTGAAAGATGGCTCTATGGGAGTTGTTACGGCTCTTGATATTACACACGATCCTAAGAATAGGGTGGATACTTGGGCCATTGCGGAGCATCTACGACAAAAACGTGACCCCCGAGTTAAATACGTTATCTCTAATAAACGTATATTCAGTTCGACAACTTCTCCATGGACGTGGCGCACTTATACGGGGAGCAATCCCCATTCATCGCACATTCACGTAAGTGTCCACCAGCACAAACATCACTACGATGACGAGAAGGCATGGGACTTAATCCCCGGTGGGACGGCACAACCAAGCCCTGAAGCACCATCAACGTCGCGCCCCATACTACGAAGTGGGTCGCGGGGTGAAGACGTTAAGACTGTACAGCGCATACTTGATCTGGCCCTTGTGGATGGTATCTTTGGCCCGATCACTGAGAACGCTGTAAAGGGTTTACAACGTACTGAGAAACTTGTCGTTGATGGTATT